ATGAAATTAGCCAGCCGTTTTGGTCGCGTTAATCTGATACGCCGCGACCGCCCCCTTACCCATGAAGAACTGATGCAGCATACCCCCAGCGTGTTCGGTGAAGAAAAGCATACCTCCCGCAGTGAACGATATGCCTATATCCCCACCATCTCCCTGCTCGACAGCCTGCAGCGGGAAGGCTTCCAGCCATTTTTTGCCTGTCAGACACGGGTACGTGACCCCCGTCGTCGTGAGCATACGAAGCATATGCTGCGCCTGCGTCGGGAGGGGCAAATTACCGGTAAACAGGTGCCGGAAATTATCCTGCTTAACTCTCACGATGGCACCAGTTCGTACCAGATGCTGCCGGGCCTGTTCAGGGCGGTGTGCCAGAACGGTCTGGTCTGCGGCGAGTCGTTTGGCGAGGTGCGGGTGCCACACAAGGGGGACGTGGTGAGCCAGGTTATTGAGGGGGCCTATGAGGTGCTGGGGATTTTTGAGCGTGTGGAAGAAAAGCGGGATGTCATGCAGTCGTTGCTTTTACCGCCACCTGCGCAGCAGGCGCTGGCAAAAGCCGCGCTAACGTATCGCTTTGGTGAGGACCACCAGCCGGTTACTGAATCGCAGATACTCTCCCCGCGCCGCTGGCAGGATGAGAGCAATGACCTGTGGACTACCTATCAGCGGATTCAGGAAAACCTGATTAAGGGCGGACTCAGCGGGCGTAATGTTAAAGGCGAACGAACGCATACTCGTGCCGTGCGTGGCATTGACGGGGACGTGAAGCTTAACCGTGCGCTGTGGGTGATGGCTGAAACACTGCTCACACAACTGCAGTAGACGTTTTATGTTGCCACATTGTTATTATCGGACACCACCTGTCCGAATTGCTACGTGCTCGTGTGCCTCAATCTCCCGGTAATAGCCTGTAACCCCCGTTACATCTGGCTTTTGCAGAAATAAAAAATAGTTTCTGCGTTGTCCATACCCTGTCCGCCCCCCTGTTTAAAGTAATCACATCATTTTCAGTCAGTTAACTTTCCTGGAGAACCTCTCATGACACAGGCAGAACGCCGCCATGACCGGCTGGCTGTCAGGCTGTCACTGATAATCAGCCGTCTGGTGGCGGGTGAAACGTTGAGTGTGCGCAAACTGGCCGCTGAGTTTGGCGTGTCAGTGCGCACGCTGCGGCGTGATTTTCGTGAGCGACTGATGTATCTGGACTTGGAGTATCAGTCCGGATACTGCCGCTTACGCACTGCTGGCAGCGAGATGCAGATGGTGCCCGACGTGCTTATCTTTGCCCACCGCAGCGGGCTGGCCGGACTTTTCCCCGGCCTTGACCGCCGTCTGGTGAACGCACTGCTGATGTGCGATGAGTCTCCCTGCGTGATAGCACCAGCTAGTCCGGTTCCTTCGCCTTCAGGAGCATTGTCTTTCTGGAGACTGATTCAGGCCATTACCGGGCGCAGGCGGGTGACGCTGATTGCCGAGGGGCAGCGCTGTGAGCGGCTGGCTCCCTGCCGGTTACTCATCCACCAGCAGGCCTGGTATCTGGTGGCGGAACACGACGGACATATCGCCGTATTCACCCTGGATGAGATCCATCTGGTTCAGCTCCTGCAGGAGAGTTTCCGGCGTAACGACAGTCTGTGTCGTCTTGTTGAAGACCCGGTCTTTATTCAGACCTTACCCCATTTTCGCTTTATCCAGCAGTCACTGCTTACGTTTGTTCCGGCCGACAGTCCACCAGAATAGCGCAAGCGTTGTTATCAACCCGGCAACAGGGAGGAGCCCTATGCCCGTAATTGCCATTATCGCCATTGTTGCCATCGTCATCATTCTGAACAAAACCGGGGTGTCCGACAGCCTCACGGCCCTGACACTTGCCACCGTTGCTGCACTGTTGACGGGCGGAGGTGCAGCCGGTGCTGCCAGTGTTGCACTGACGCCGTTCGCCGGTGTGCCGGTGTGCCGGTGGGTATTTTTGTGGGGATTTATGTCTTTGCCAAAGTGGTTCGTCTGATTTCAGGAAAAAAATAATGAAACGTAAAACACTACCTCTGCTGGCACTGGTTGCCACCACTCTGTTTCTGAGCGCCTGCGATGACAGAAGTGATGAACTGAAGGCCATCAGCAAGTTCAAGGATCTCACCCCGCCGCGCTTCAGCGATGTGGTCAGTCGTCAGGATGATGTCAGCGAAGAATGGTCACAGGTTGGCTTCTCATCCGGTCTCACCCTGCAGGTCTTACGTACCCGCCAGTTGCCCGATGGCTGCGAGGGCGGTAGTTACTACTACCTCGTGGATATGCAGGAAAAAACGTAAGCGTGCAGCGAGAACCGTATTGACGGGGATGTGTTATTCAGTTGGCAGTGCTACGCGCCAGGGGAGTAGTTCGCTGACCCGGTTTATCGGCCAGTCAGCTATAACATCAAGCACATGGCGAAGGTAGCTTTCTGGCTCCACTCCGTTCAGTTTGCATGTCCCGATCAGGCTGTACAGCAGCGCTCCCCGCTCTCCTCCATGATCCGAACCGAAGAACAGGTAGTTTTTGCGGCCCAGGCTGACCATCCGTAGCGCATTCTCAGCTATGTTGTTATCTGCCTCGGCCCAGCCGTCGTCAGTATAGTAAGCCAGCGCCGGCCACTGGTTCAGTACGTACGTGAACGCTTTCGCCAGTTCTGAGTGTCGCGACAGCGTTTTCACCTTTTCACGCAGCCAGCTTTCCAGGGATTTCAGCCGCGGTTTAGCTTTTTGCTGACGTTCTGCAAGGCGTCGCTTCGCCGGCATCCCCCTTATTTCCGCCTCGATGGCATATAACTCACCGATCCGTTTCAGGGCTTCCTCCGTCAGCGCTGACGGGGTGCGAACGTGCACATCGTGGATCTTGCGGCGGGCATGAGCCCAGCAGGCAGCTTCCGTTATCTGTCCATTGCGGTACAGTTCGTTGAACCCGGCGTACGCATCCGCCTGCAGAACACCGCTGAAGCCAGCGAGATGGCTCTGCGGGTGGATACCTTTTCTGTCCGGGCTGTAAGCGAACCACACTGCCGGCGCCAGCTCTGACCCGGCGTTACGGTCGTCACGAACGTACGTCCACAACCGCCCGGTCTTCGTTTTCTTATTACCTGGCAACAGCACCGGGACAGGCGTGTCATCAGCATGGAGCTTACCGTCAGTCAGCACATAGTCCTGAAGCGCCCCTTCCAGCGGTGACAGTAGTCGGCAACACGCATCCACCCAGCCCGACAGCAGTGAGCGGCTCAGCTCCACACCCTGGCGGCCGTATATTTCAGACTGGCGGTACAGCGGGGTGTGCTCTGCATACTTTGAACTCAGCACGCGGGCCAGCAGCCCCGGTCCTGCGATACCCCGCTCGATGGGCCGTGAAGGCGCGGGGGCCTGCACGATGGCATCGCACTGAGTACAGGCATGCTTTTCACGTACTGTCCGGATAACCCGGAAGGCGCTGCGCATCAGCTCCAGCTGTTCGGCGGCATCTTCACCCAGGTAACTCAGCGCACCACCACATTCCGGGCAGCATGACGCTGCCGGCAGCAGCCGTTTTTCGTCACGGGGAAGTGATTCAGGGAACGGTTTGCGGGTACGGGTCTGCCGCAGCGGGCGCTGCACGGCCGGGTCATCCACCCGGCCGGTAAGGGTATCGCTTTCTTTCTGCAACTGCTTAAGGTCGGCTTCCATCTTCGCGATACGGCGGGAGACTTTTTCGGAGCGGCTGCCGAAGTTCATCCGGCGCAGCTTATCCAGTTGCGCCTGCAGGTGATCTATTTCGCGTTCACGCTCGTTCAGCTTTTCCAGAAGGGCACGGTTCAGCGCCTCCTGTTCGGCAAGGAGACGTTTCAGTTCATCGATATCGTCAGGAAGTAAGCTGTTCATACCGGGTATATTACCAGGCTCATTCAGCGTCGACCAGGATAAAGAGGCCTACAACATAGTCAGTGACGTAAGCAGTCTTTTAGGCTGCCGCCAGTCGATACCTTCAAGGAGCATCGCCAGCTGTGCCGGTGTGAGGAACACTTTGCCATCCCGGGCTGACGGCCAGGCGAAGCGGCCGCGCTCCAGCCGTTTGGTCAGCAGACACAGTCCATCGCCGGTAGACCAGAGGAGCTTTACCTGACTGCCATTACGCCCACGGAAGATAAAAACGTGACCTGACATCGGATCGTCTTTCAGCATCGTCTGCACCTTTGCCGCCAGGCCGTTGAAGCCGTTTCTCATATCGGTGATGCCAGCGACCAGCCAGATCTTTGTCCCTGATGGTAATGGGATCAACGTTTGAGCTCCCGTATCAGCAGGTTCAGGATATTTTCGCTGATGGCACCATTCAGACGGAGTGATCCGTGCCGGAACGTCACTTCACAGCTGATATTGAGTGATTCAGGTGCCGCAGCAGCTACAGGTTGTGACCGGGGGGAGGTTGCAGGGACAACATCTTCGGCATCAAGTGTTATCGGGAGCAGCTCAGGCACGTTGTTTTCTGTTGTTGAAGGAGGACGTAGTTTTCCTTCGCGCCAGTACTGGCGCCACTTGAACAGCAAATTATCGTTGATCCCATGCTCACGAGCGAGTTGCGCTACGGAGATCTCTGGTCGATGCGAGAGTTCAACCATTTTGATTTTGAACTCAACGGGATAATTAGGGCTTTTTTTACGCACTGCGGTTAATGATTTCATGGATAGCGTCCACCATATTTGGTGTCCATTATCCTCTCAGGAATTTCAGGATCTGCCAGACGGTGCTGAGACGACGCTTACGAAAAAACCGTCCAGCCGCTGATGAATGCGCTTTGTATTGCCGACAATATCAAACTGGAATACCACGAGGTTACGGACCGGTATACGAAGGAAAAATACTTTGAGTACTCCCATGACGGAAAACTGATGGGTCGGCTGCTGATACCCTCAAACCCTGAGAACCACGAATAAAAAACAACGATAAAGGAGACAGAAATGACAATAGGTTCACTAAGCCGGTTTGTACTGGCATGTTCACTGTTTACCAGTTTTACAGCCTCTGCGGTTCCTGGACTCTGGCAGCAGGGCTATGGCCAGGGCAATACGGAATACAACGTGACGGATGCCAGTGGGAAAATGTTTACCATCAATTGCACGGGAAATCCGGACCAGAACGGTTTCTACCAGCATTCTGTTTTTCTGACCCAGACGGATAACAGGATGGTCAGTTCGCACGATGACGGCACCACGATCACCGTGGTAATGAATCACCAGCAGTACGTTATTCCGTCCAGACTAGGCTGGCGAAATGGGGATAACGCCTGGTATGACTTCATCAGCGATATCCGCAAAGCCCGACAGTTTGAGGTCTACGTCAATGACCGCAAAGCGGGCTCTTTCAGTGCTGACTCGACGAATGCAGCGAAGGTCCTGCCCACTCCCGGAGAGTGTGGTAACGACTGATACCCGCATTTTCTCCCACAAACCAACCCCGACAACCTCCTGGCTGCCGGGGTTTTCTTTTACCCATAGCCTGAAATGTCCCGACCGGTATTATTTACATTATAAGAATGAGCTTTGACCCGTTGAACTCACAGCACAGAGCGGACAGAAATCAAGGTCAATAAGGTCTGCTTCAGACAAAGAGCGGTCATTCAATGATAGAAGATTCTATTTCATTTTTGTGCCAGAAGCTGCCGCTCAGTAACTCCCGCAATAAACGGCGCGAGGAATGAGCGTCCGGCGACCGAATTTGATTACCTTGTTATATGCCATTTTCAAGATCTGCGATTAGGTCAAAGCATAGCGATTTATAATCCTTTACGATCTTCGGCTGAATGGTTATTGAATGATATTTCAGCAACGCAAGGGCGAATGAGGAAAAATACAGCCAGAACCAGTCATCTTCCGGTAAATTGACATCTTGCACAGTCGCCGACCAACGCCCGTAAATGGGAGGATGAGTCTCTGAACCCGCGAGGCGGTTTCTTCCTGTTGCGAAAAGGATAAAGGCGGATGCTAGAGCGATCCCCATCATACGCTTCATCCTAACCTTTTCCGGGGGATACCCACTGCTTGCGGCGTACTGATCGATCTTGGATATCATCATATCTTTAGCGAACTGATCACACAGATATTCTTCGTCCTTCGGGTCTTCCGGTGCATTTCCTTCAGCTGAGAAAATTACGTGCTTCAGTTCATGTAAAAATACATATGCCGTAGCCATGCACGTGAGATCATATACTGCAGCGCGCTCTGAATCTGACGGCCTACCCTTCTCAGGATCAGGAATAGCCACTGGCCATTCAAAGTCGTCTTCATGAAATGCAGTGCTCAGGTCTTTCACTGCATCAAGTATCGACTTGAAGGCTTCATCTTCTGCTGCCTGATCTGGAATCTTGTTGATTTCGTTTATGTCGAGAGTGGTACCGAATGATTTGAACAATACGATCAACGAAGAATAACAATGTAACGCCTGCCTTCCCGCATAACCGAAAAGCCACATTTGACGCATTGATCTGCTGGTGTACTGGATTGCGGAGAACCCTCCAGCATCTAAGTTAAATCCTTCGCGGTCAGCAATCAGTCGGAACTGGGCATCATAATCGTTAGCGATAGATTCAATCTCTGATGCTCTCTCAGGAACAACACCGTCAAAAAGTTTTCGAACAATGTCTGTCGTTTCCACTAGCCCTCCTATAGCATATAACAGTGCGTTATACCGGTCCCGCAAGGTCGGCTTCCTTGCAAGCCAGATTACCTTGTAAGGTCAGAAAGTCCAATGACAGCTTTATGTACGAAGCAGTCATTGAGCTACTACGTATAAATGACCGCTCCTGGCCCACAGCAGACAAGCTTAGGATGCTGAAGGTCTGCTGAGAGCGATAAACGGAAATTCGAGACGGTATAGTCTCTAAAAGCTTCCCTGCCATAAAGTTGCCGACATTCTCAGCGAATAGGTAAGTATCATCATACAGTGGTCAGATGTGCATCCGCAGTACATTTGCTCGCATGTTAACGTAGCAGTAGTACAACATCATTTAGAGACGAATGGCCTAACAGGTTTTAACACCTTAAGATTTCACTGCTGGTTAAACACATTATTAAATGATTTTTATCATTTAAATCATTGGGTTAATTTTAATTGTGATTTGCTTTTAACCCTCGCAATTTAGAAGTATTATTTTGAGATTAATCCACTTGCCCTGCCTTCATCACTGCTTGTAAATATGCGTGAAGAATGATTTTAAGGTTATATATCATGGAGTTATTGAAGTTTTTGGCGGCGATTTTTGTCATTTACTTGTTGTTTTTTAGAAAGAAAAAACGTAAATCTCCAAAGTCTTATGCTTCAGACCCCGTGAAAGCACCGCCAAAAGAATGGCTCGCTGACATCAAGAAAAAAGAGGCGGTTGTGCGAAACGATGATAGTGAAGACGATAACCTTGCAACTTTTACATTGAGCGGTGGCCGGGGTGTTGAACTTCGGGTGACAACCAATCATTACCGCAACACCTCAAAGTCAGCAGGTGCACTAGCTCGATGGGTACTTCCGGGTGAGATGATAACTGTAGCTGGTGTAGCAATTAGCGGTGGCCACATTTACGTGGGGCAACGTATGAAGCCCTCCGGTCAGGAATCAGGCGGCTATTATGACGATGGAAGTGAGGCATCATTAATTGATGACACATGTAAGATAAAACCTACTTCTTATCTTTACGAGGACAGTTCATTAGGATACTGGCCCAGTTTTTCCTCTCTTTCCCCAGAAGCACGCGGTGCGTATGTCAGTTGGCTTGCCAGCGATAGGTCTGATCCATCGTGTCCTATCGGCTATGTTTTTATCTACCTCTACGGCCTGGAAAGAAAAGCGCTCGTAGATTCCACTGACCCAAAATTCCCTGATGCTGAGTTCCGTAATCTGTTCAATGAAGTCGCTCGGTTAAGATCGGTATTCATTGAGAACCGCTCCTTCCGTGGATATTCGACCCAATTACTCGAAGCCATGTCTATTCTGCGCCCGAACATGGGCTTAGCCACTGAGCTCGATAGCAATTCAGGTTTCAGCAACAGCATGCAATTTAAGCTGGCTCTGGCAAAAACTGTACATGAAGGAGTTCCTGTATCAGCTGAACTGGCGTTGAACTGGGTAATAAACTACACCGAGTATTCGCTGCGTACCCCGGCTCGCCGCTGTGCTAAAGAGTTTGCTGCGCTTTTCAAACGGCGTTACACCCTCAAATATGGTGAAGGGATGGTCGTTAAGGCGAATAAAACGCGCCTAAGGTTAGATTACACACCAGCAAGTCCTAGTTTGCGAGGTGTTCGACTTCCTGTTCCCGACCTGCCTGATCCAAGTGCGTTGAAGAGCCCTGTCCAGAAAATTATGGCTCTTGCCGATATATGTACAGATGAACTTGATGCTTATAGTCGCTACCTTGGTAGGAAAGGTACGTCAGTCAATGATACGGCTGCAATTATGCTGCTCCCTTCAGAGATCGTTAATGAAAGCGCAGAAAAAATATTAAGCTCATTCAAACGCTGGGCTGATGAGGCGATCCTCGTCAAGGAGGGGTTAGTCTCAGTTGCTGACTTTTGGGCACATATGAATGCCAGTTGCCCCAATAAGATCAATAAAAAAGAGGCCGATTTGATGCAGGCCTTTGCTCTGAAGATGGGTTACGGTCTGGCACCTGACCCGTATTATCACCATGTGAAGGCGGATGTTGATGGGACACTTGTTCTATTCCCTGCCGCCGAAGGTGGACGCTTCTCACCTTCTCCTGAATTTATCTCAGCCGTAATGACGCTCAGATTAGGGGCGATGGTCGCCTTGATTGACGATTCTCTTGATCAAGCTGAACAGAAAGTGCTTGAGAATGCCATCAACAACAATCCTGGCTTCACCGATGATGAAAAACGCTCTCTACATGCGTATTTAACGTGGCAACTTCATACCCCAGCCAATATGACAGGAATAAAAAGTAGGATTGAGTTGATGGGGGCCGCGGAAAAAGCTGCTGTGGGTAAGGTTATCGTTAGTGTTGCCTGTTCGGATGGGACAATAGCGCCTGCCGAAATCAAACAGCTTGAGAAGATTTATTCAAGTTTGGGGCTGGATCCCTCATCTGTCTCGAGCAATATCCATCAGCATTCCGCAACTGAACATGATCTCGTCTCGTCTGTACCAACTGATCAGCCAGCAGCAGGGTTCACACTGGATGCTAATGTACTTGCCCGCCACGAATCTGCCACGGATGATGTTCGTAAATTGCTGAACACAATTTTCACCGAAGAAGAACCGGAAGAGCCAGAAAGCGCTCCAGCCTCATCAACGGAGGCGGGGGGGCTTGACTCCGCACATAGCCAGCTTTATCGCAGTTTGCTGGAGAAAGAACAGTGGTCCCGAAAAGAGGCGACAGAATTGTGCGGAAATTTGAATTTGATGCTCGGCGGTGCGCTTGAGGTGATCAATGACTGGTCCTATGCGGTGGTTGATGCTCCAGTACTGGACGATGCCGATGATGATATCTGGGTTGACCTGGAAATTGCCAAAGAATTAGAGGGATAGTGAATGTCTGTAACACGTATAAGAGTGAAAGAACGTGACGCTATTATTCAGTCACTTAAGTCAGGTGTAACGCCAAGGATAGGCATTCAGCATATCCAGGTTGGCCGCGTGAATGAGATCACCGCTCTCCACCAGGATATTGAGAGGACTGCTGACGGTGGTGCAAGCTTCAGACTTATCATCGGTGAATATGGTTCTGGTAAAACGTTCTTTCTGAGTGTTGTGCGCTCTATTGCGCTAGAGAAGAAGCTGGTGTCAGTCAGTGCAGACCTTTCTCCTGACAGACGCATTCACTCATCGGGAGGTCAGGCTCGTAATCTCTATTCTGAGCTTATGAAAAACATGTCCACCAGAAACAAGCCGGATGGTAATGCGTTACTTAGCGTTGTTGAAAGATTCGTTACGGAGGCAAGAAAGGAAGCGGACACGGACGGCTCCGAGGTTTCATCAGTTATTCATAAACGCCTGGCAGCTCTGTCAGATATGGTGGGTGGATATGACTTTGCGAAGGTCATTGATGCATTCTGGCGCGGGCATGAGCAGGATAACGAAACGCTAAAATCCAATGCTATTCGCTGGTTGCGGGGAGAGTACACCACCAAAACTGATGCCCGTAACGATCTCGACGTTCGGACTATTATCTCAGACGCATCATTCTATGATTCTTTGAAGCTGATGAGCCTTTTTGTCCGCCAGGCAGGCTATGCCGGTCTTTTGGTCAGCCTCGACGAAATGGTGAACCTCTTTAAGCTGAATAATACGCAAGCAAGAACAGCGAACTACGAACAGATTTTGCGGATCCTGAATGACTGCCTGCAAGGCTCAGCCGAGAACATTGGTTTTATCCTCGGGGGTACGCCAGAGTTTCTTTTCGATCCGCGTAAAGGTCTTTACAGCTATGAGGCGCTCCAGTCGCGTCTGGCGGAAAACCGGTTCGCGCAAAAAGCAGGAGTGATTGACTACTCATCCCCCACTTTGCATCTTGCCAGCCTCACCCCTGAGGAACTGTATATTTTGCTGAGAAATCTTCGTCATGTTTATGCCGGTGGAGATCCAGAGAATTATCTGGTACCAGATGAGGCACTGACTGGATTCCTGCATCACTGTAGTAAAACCATTGGAGACGCTTACTTCCGTACCCCCCGTAATACCATAAAAGGTTTCCTGGACATGCTGGCCGTGCTGGAACAAAACAGAACGATGAACTGGCAAACACTAATCGAGGGTGTGGCGATTGAAGAGGACCGGCCCAGCGATATGGATGACACCACTACGGAGGAAAGCGATGACGACGACGGACTGGCGAACTTCAAACTATGAGCAGTGCCTACGATAGCCTCGATCCCCGCGTCCGTAAGTGGGTTTACAAGCAGGGGTGGTCGACATTAAGGCCCTTGCAGGAGAGTTCTATCCCGGCAATTTTAGCCCGTGATCGAGACGTGCTAATCAGTGCAGGTACAGCAGCGGGTAAAACAGAGGCTTTCTTTCTTCCTGCCTGTTCGGCAGTTGCAGATCTCACGAATGGATTTGGCATCGTCTATATCAGTCCGTTGAAGGCATTGATTAACGATCAGTACCGTCGTCTTGGGAGCCTTGGAGATGCATTGGAAATGCCAGTGACTCCCTGGCACGGGGATGTACCACAAAGCAAAAAGAAGAAGGCTCGGACGAACCCTGCTGGCATTTTACTGATTACACCTGAGTCACTTGAGTCTTTGCTCATAAATTCAATGGGCTGGCTCAAACAGGCGTTTTCTTCAGTCGCATACATCGTTATTGATGAGTTTCATGCTTTTATTGGTTCAGAGCGTGGTGTACAGCTGCTTTCTCTGCTCAATAGAATTGACCATGTGCTAGGATGCCAGGTAAATCCAATTCCCCGCGTTGCGTTGAGTGCCACGCTGGGGGAACTGGAGAAAGTGCCCGAAATGTTGCGCCCGGACAAACGACTCCCCTGCGTAACTGTTACAGATAGTAATAGCATGGCCACTCTTCAGGTACAGGTCAAAGGGTACCTGGAGCGAGTGATCCAAAATGAGGAAGAACTTCAGAGTTCAGCTGAACATGACGTTTGCGCTGACATTTTTAGACTTTGCCGTGGCGATTCTCATTTGGTCTTTGCAAACAGCCGAAAACGCACTGAAAGCATTGCGGCAACGCTGAGCGACATGTGTGAGGAACAAATTGTTCCGAATGAATTTTTCCCCCACCATGGTTCCCTTGCCAAGGAATTACGTGAGGTGCTTGAATCTCGTCTTCAGAAAGGAAATTTGCCCACAACAGCTGTTTGTACAATGACGCTTGAGTTGGGAATTGATATCGGTAAGGTTAAGTCGGTTATCCAAGTTACGCCTCCGCATTCTGTTTCCAGTTTGCGCCAGCGAATGGGGCGTTCTGGGCGACGCGATTCCCCGTCAGTACTCAGAATGCTAATTACAGAAAATGAGCTTACTGTGAGTAGCAGTATCGTTGATCACCTACGACTCCAGTTGGTGCAGTCGATGGCAATGATCAGGTTGATGATCTCTAAACAATGGTTTGAGCCTGCCGATTCCCGGCAGATGCATTACTCCACGCTGCTACACCAGATTCTTGCAATTACCGCACAATGGGGTGGAGTTCGTGCCGACCAGCTCTGGTCACAACTATGCCAGACAGGGCCGTTCAGAAATGTAGATTTAAACGATTTCAAAAGCCTGCTTAAACATATGGGAGCATGTGGCCTACTCACTCAACTTGCTAGCGGCGAAATGGTTGTTGGGGCAGAGGGGGAGAAACTGACTAACCATTATACTTTTTATGCCGTGTTCAATACACCAGAAGAGTTCCGCATTATCACCGGAAACAGAATCCTTGGAACAGTGCCTGTGGACTCCCCACTGCTACCAGACCAACACATCATCTTCGGTGGGCGGCGCTGGAAAGTGACAGAGATCGAGACAGAGAAAAAAGTTATCTATGTAGAGGCAACCAAAGGCGGTCAGCCACCACAATTTAGTGGGGGAGGTATGTCTGTTCATGATGCCGTTCGTCAGGAAATGCTCGCTATCTATAGGGAAGGTGATTACCGCATAGCAATAGGTAGCAAGAAAGTAGATTATGCCGATACTGCCGCCAGAAACCTATTTGCGGAAGGCTGTAGTAACTTTCAGCGTTTTAAACTTCAAAATGAGTGTTTTATTACGAGTGGACAACACTGTTACGTAATACCCTGGATGGGGGATAAAGTTGTCAATACGATTACAGCCTTGCTCATACGTTGTGGTTTTAAAGCAAATTCATTTGCTGGCGTTATAGAAATCGATAACTCCAGTGTAGCTTCCGTTCAGCACGCGCTCAAAGAAATGCTGTTGTCAGGCTTGCCATCTGCATTTGATCTTGCCACAGATGTTCCAGAAAAGTACTTAGATAAATATGACGAGTATTTACCAGAGTCCCTTCTTGCGAAAGGTTATGGTGCAAAGGCGTATGAAACAGAAGGTACGCGCATCTGGTTGCAGAAACATCTTTAGTAATCTGGATATGTAATCAGGGTATAAATAAGACATATATACCCTGAATTTTTTATTTCCCTGTAGATTTACTAGGCTTTAGTCCCGGGGTATTACCAGGAGTATCTTTATTATCACGTCGACGTTGATCCGGTTTTCCTGTCGATTTAGCAATTGGTTTTGGACCAGGTTTAAGACCCATGATAGTTATCCTTTAGAGGTGTAAGAGGGAAGCCTCAACATTGATATATTGGATAATGTGAAATTTTTCAATGGGAGCGATCAACATATCCAATGATTAACTCGATATTGTGAACAGTGTCCGCTTCTGGCACATGGCTGCCAGTCACCCACGATCTGAAATTTATAATTGACGCAACTACAGCTTTAAGTTATCTGCTTGAATTATAAATTATTTCATATAGATATTATCTCTGTGAATCCCTCGCATCCATTATTGGTTGCGAGGTTTTTTATTTTTCACGCAGAGATCTCCGTATGCAAAAATCTGGCTGCTCTCAGGCCTTTGAGCAATTGCTGACTTCGATACCTCACACCCTAAGCAGTACGAGCCGATGATCGCCCCTTATCGGTGGATAAACACTTTATCGTAACGTCACGCTGGCGTATCGACGGGGATGTGAAGCTCAATAGTGCACTGTGGTTGATGACGGAGAACATGCTCGTTCTGTTCAGTCAGCTGCAGGCAAAAAAACACACCGGTACTTGGGGCCAGATAGCCTGACTTTACGCTCTCCATTCTCTCCAAATCCATATCCCGTTCGCGGGAATTTCTCATATACCGCATTGTAAGCCCTGACAGGAAACCCGCCTGCGGCATATCTGCGACTGTAATAACCGAAAGGAAAATCACTATGTATAACGACACAACGTCAAAACACAATGATCATCATAATCACAGCCAGAAAGAGCCGACCGGAGATAAATTACTTCATGCCACTGTGATGCCTGATGGAATGCGTATCAGCTTCTGGCCGCAGCACTTCGGCACTATTCCGCAGTGGATAACCCTGGAGCCCCGCATCTTCGCCTGGATGAACCGCTTCTGCGCGGATTACAGCGGTGGCATCTGGCAGTTTTACACGCTGAGCAACGGCGGGGCCTTTATGGCACCCGATGCTGACCGCAATGAGACATGGAGTCTGTTCAATAATTTGAACGGTAATGGCGTGGAAATGAGCGCAGAAGCCGCAGGTATTGCCGTCTGCCTGATTGAATACAGCCATCACGCCTGCCGTACAGAGTGTGACGCGATGACCGCGCACTATTACCGTCTGCGGGACTACGCCCTGCAGCATCCAGAAGCCCACGCCATTCTGCGCATCATTGACTGACCGGAGGAACAACGAATGAAACAGCTTTCCTTTTTACCCGGCGAGATAACGCCACAGGACCGGCGTCTCATCCAGCGGGCACTCAGGGTTCTGGACAGACATCTGCATGAGCCCGGGGTGGCCTTCACCTCCACACACGCCGTCCGTGAATGGCTGCGACTGCATATGGCCGCGCTTGAGCGGGAAGAGTTCCGGGTGTTGTATCTGGACAACCAGAATCAGCTGATTGCCCATGAGACGCTCTTTACCGGCACGATTAACCGCACCGAGGTGCATCCCCGGGAGGTGGTTAAACGTGCCCTGTACTTTAACGCGGCAGCAGTGATACTGGCCCATAACCATCCTTCCGGCGAGACGACACCCAGCCAGGCCGATAAAGCCCTCACGCAGCGACTGGTGCAGGTGCTTCAGCTGGTGGATATCCGCGTCCCTGACCATCTGATTATTGGTGGCAGGCAAATCTATTCGTTCGCAGAACACGGTCTGCTGTGAGGAAGCCTCATGAAAATAATCAGTAAATCTGATGCCATGCGACTTCACCACCAGCATCCACAGTCCCGAATCTTTCGTTACTGCACCGGCAAATACCAGTGGCATGGCAGCATTCGTCATTACTTCGGTAAAGACATCCCGGATGTTCCCGGTGTGCTGGCGGTATACGCCGAACGCCGCCAGGACCGCTACGGGCCGTATGCCTGCCTGATGAGTATTACCCTGAACTGACAATAAAGGAGGTTATCAATGAGCAACATCACATTGGGCCTGCAGCGGGATATCACGCCACGCCTGGGAGCCCGTCTGGTACAGGAGGGGAACCGGCTGCATTATTTAGCTGACCGGGCCAGTATCACCGGTAAGTTCAGCGAAGCAGAATGTCTTAAGTTGGATGTGGTATTCCCGCATTTTATCAGCCAGATGGAATCGATGCTGACTACTGGTGAAATGAATCCTCGCCATGCCCACTGTGTCACCCTGTACCACAATGATTTCACCTGCGAAGCCGACACCCTTGGCAGTTGCGGCTATGTATACATCGCCGTCTATCCCACTCAACGCTAACGAATTTCACGAGAGCAAATATGAAAACTTTACCTGCAACAACTCAGCGGGCGGTGAAGCCCTGCCTGTCACCCGTGGCTGTCTGGCAAATGTTACTGACACGCCTGCTGGAACAGCACTATGGTCTCACCCTCAACGACACACCGTTCAGTGAGGAACGTGTTATACAGGAACATATCGACACTGGGATCTCGCTGGCTGATGCCGTGAATTTTCTGGTGGAAAAATACGAACTGGTGCGTATCGACAGGAAGGGATTTAGCTGGCAGGAACAATCCCCTTACCTTCGGGCTGTCGATATTCTGCGAGCGCGGCAGGTAACTGGCTTGTTGCGGCAAAGCCGTAAAAATTCGGTACGGTGAATATTACAGGCCGTGCTACTGACTTTCATCACTATCCGGGAGGGCTTGCAACGAGATGAAGAGGGCCGGGTAGCAATTCCTTACCTGACCCATTACCTGACCCAAATTGCATCCAAAGAAAAAGGAGTCAGACGATTTATCATCTAACTCCTTGTTTTATTTGGTGGCCCCTGTTGGGTTTGAACCAACGACCAAGCGATTATGAGTCCCAAACTTAAAGCTTATAAAACAATAAGTTACTTTGATTTCAACGCCTTGCGCCGTCGAATAGTGGGGAATATGAAAGCATAGTGAATAGGTTTGCTGCCATTTTGCTGCCATCAAATCAGATTTAAGGGGTTGTACTCCACTGCTTCTGTCAGATGGTCTGGGGCGAAATGAGCATAGCGCATCGTCACCTTAATATCAGTGTGTCCAAGGATACGCTGCAGTACAAGAATGTTACCCCCGCGCATCATAAAGTGGCTTGCAAATGTGTGCCGTAGAACGTGTGACAGCTGCCCGTCAGGTAGCTCAATCCCCGCTCGCTTAATTGCCCCACGAAACGCAGAATAGCACCCCGTAAAGACTGGTTTTGATGTTCTTACTTTTGGGAGTATTTCGTAAAGCTCATCACTTATTGGAACGGCGCGGTTTTTCTTGCCCTTGGTTTTGATATAAGTGATTTTGCCGGGGCTTATTTGCTTGCCTGTCAGTGACTCCGCCTCGCCCCATCGTGCTCCGGTTGCAAGGCATATTTTTACGATGGTTACTAAATCTACCGCTTTGCTTTTCTCACACTCTGCCAGCAGTTGCTTGACTTCTTCGACTGTTAGCCAAGCCAGCTCTGCCTCGTCTATTTTAAATTCCCGGACGTTTTCGAGCGGATTAGGCGCGCTCCAGTCATCCAGTCTTTTCAGTTCGTTGAACATGGCGCGGAAATACGCCAGCTCAAGATTGACAGTACGGGGAGTCACTGCTTTTACCCGATCTGAACGTGTAATTTTCCCGCTTAAACGCTGTTCACGGTAGGTTGCAAAAAGTTTGGCGTTAAATTCAGTGGCGAGAGGGTTTCCCATAGCAAAGCAGGCAAATTCCATTGCACCTTTACGCTTGAGGCCATCAGAGAGTGTAACGCCATGTGCGTTGAACCAGGTTTCAACAAGATCAGTAACTCGCCGCTTATCTGCTTTTTCTCCTAACCAAGGCTTGTCCTGCGCTTGATCCTTAATGTGACGCTCAAAGGCCATGGCTTCGCCCTTGGTGGCGAATTGGCGACGGATGCGCCGCCCATCCCTACCGTTGGGGAAGACCTGAGCCTGCCACTTACCATTAGCTAACTTTGAGACAGCCATAATCAGTTTTTAGAGCAAATTCGCTTTGATTTACTGATAGTGCCGTCATTGCAAACAAATTTGCCATCAGATGTGCAGTGTGAGACGCCACCTTTTTTCCCAGAGCATGGGTAATTGCGTGCATATGATGGCTGTGTTGCCAAAAACACTAAACCTAACGTAACGATTGCCATTAATTTTTTCATGCTAGTAGCCTTAACTTATTTCCGTATAAAGTCGAATTCGCTCATTCTGTAAATGCTGTTTTGCTGATCACCCTACCGTTAACCTCAATATCCGATGGGGTGCATTCAAAGGATGCGGGACCATTCTCTACACGTAAGCGTCCGCCAGGAAGGCGATAAACTTGCCTGATGCTCAGAAAACCATCTAATTTAATCAACCAGATTCCATCGTTGATTTCTCCCCTGAACTCATCCACAAGATAGAAAGCCTTTTCAAACTTCACCAAGAACGGAGCTGTTGTATCTGGGGGGATAAGGCAGGAGTCATAACGGACCTGTTCAGATGATGAGTAAATCCCGTTTGAGATTTCTTTTAATTGCAAAAGAAATCCATTGTCATTGATTATTTTTGTGGTGGGAGTGCCTTGTCCTGTAGTTAACCAAAGCATGGATGCACCTGTATCAAGATGGCAGGCAATGAGCCAGTCATGCGGAAAAGTATCGCGCATCCAACGGTTTGCCATAGTGCTCTGGGATACCCCAAGGTGATCGCACAAAGCCTGTCTGGTACTGAATCCATAGGCCTGGAGAATACGAGTTATCGCTTCCTTCCCACCACTTTGAGATGGGAAATTGTATTCTGAGATCGCGAGAGGGGTCTCTTTTGTGTTTGACATATTTAAAATGCGATCCTATCATCGGTTTTGTGGTGTTCGGAATGATTGCGAATAGTTCCGAATAGTGAAGTTTTTAAACACAAACTGAGGAATAGTGCATCATGAAAAGCAATTTTTCAATGCGCCCCAGCATCAACCTTGTGGTATCTGAGCCATTCATCACACTGGATGAGTTCTGTCGCCGTACTGGTTACAAGCCTAGTTATGCCCGTCAAATGATCCGGGAAAACCGCCTGCCCATCAGGAAAAAAGCCGGAGTTAACAGCCTTATCGAAATCAACATGTTCGCGTTGACGATGGAAGCGGCCCAAGGCTGCGAAGTCGCAATGCAAGCCTGATAGTTCCATTTTGGGATAGAAAAGGATTTACATCATGTTTGATTATCGTGTTTCCAAACATCCGCATTTTGACGAAGCCTGCCGGGCTTTTGCGCTGCGTCACAACATGGCGAAGCTGGCAGAACGCGCGGGAATGAACGTCCAGACGCTGCGTAACAAGCTGAACCCGGAGCAACCGCATCAGCTCACTCCATCGGAAATCTGGCTGCTTACCGATCTTACTGAGGACTCCACGCTGGTTGACGGTTTTCTGGCGCAGATTCACTGCCTGCCATGCGTACCGATGAACGAAGTGGCAAAAGAGAAGCTGCCGCATTACGTCATGAGCGCTACTGCTGAAATCGGACGTGTTGCTGCCGGTGCCGTATCGGGTGATGTGAAAACCACCGCAGGCCGCCGCGATGTTATCAGCAGCATTAACTCTGTTACTCGTCTGATGGCACTGGCTGCCGTTTCGATGCAGGCGCGTTTGCAGGCTAACCCGGCGATGGCAAGCGCGGTGGATACCGTGACGGGCCTCGGTGCTTCGTTCGGTCTGATCTGAGGTGGTTATGCTGACTAAAGAACCATCTTTCGCGTCACTTCTCATAAAGCAAAGCCCGGCAATGCACTACGGTCATGGCTGGATCATGGGGAAAGATGGCAAGCGCTGGCACCCGTGCCGCTCTCAGGATGAACTGCTGGCTGACCTGTCCACAACCAAACAGGGGAAATCATGGCTATTGAAGGCGCTACGGCGACTGTTCCATTAAGCCCCGGTGAACGCCTGGATGGCCTGAACCATATTGCGGAATTGAGGGCTAAAGTGTTTGGTCTGAATATTGAGCCGGAGCTTGAAAGGTTTATTAAAGATATGCGCGACCCACGCGACGTAAATAATAAACAGAATGAGCGGGCACTGGCAGCCATTTTTTTTATGGCAAAAATTCCGGCAGAACGTCACGGCGTCAATATTAGTGATCTGACTACTGACGAAAAGCGGGAACTGGTGAAAGCAATGAATCATTTTCGTGCAGTGGTGAGCTTATTTCCCAAACGGCTAACCATGCCGAATTAATCCACAACAGAAATTAATGGCGTAAACCCGCCGGGCTTCTTATTACCCAAATTCAGGAGAAACAACGATGCGAAATATTGAAACCCGTACCACTAAAACCGGACCAGATGATGCTGGGCTCAACCTGCTGCTGACTGAGGCACGCAAAGAAGAACGCCGTGGACGCGCAGATGTGATGGCTGCGCGTCTGGATTCTTTAGCTGCTCGTATCGTGTCACGTCAGCTTAACCACACGGAAGCGGCTGAGCTGCTGCGTCAGGAAGCTGTGAAGATTCAGAACGAAGCGCAGGAGATCCACTGATGGCTGATTCAATGGACCTCGTACAGCAGCGCGTTGAAGAAGAACGCCAGCGGCACATCCACACTGCCTGCAATAAAGCGCCGGGCGTTTCCCGTGTGCTCTGCATTGATTGCGATGCGCCGATCTCGCCAGCTCGCCGCCGCGCCATTCCGGGCGTGCAGTGCTGCGTCACTTGTCAGGAAATAGCAGAGCTGAAAGGCAAACATTACGTAGGGGGGGCTGTATGAGCACTATCCTGAAATGGGCGGGTAATAAAACCTCCATCATGGCAGAACTGAAAAAACACCTTCCAGCAGGCCCGCGACTGGTTGAGCCTTTCGCGGGGTCGTGCGCTGTGATGATGGAGACAGACTATCCTCATTATCTTGTCGCGGATATTAATCCAGACCTGATTAATCTTTATCAGGTGATTAAGAATGATGTTGAATACTTCATCGAAGAGGGCCGATATCTTTTTGAAGCCCGTAATGATTCAGAGGCATATTATAAGACGAGACAGGAGTTTAACTTGCGCCATGGTGGCGCAATTGAACGCGCATTGTATTTCTTATATTTAAATCGCTATGGTTATCGCGGACTGTGTCGCTATAACTTGAACGGCTATTTTAATGTTCCTTACGGTAATTATAAAAAACCGCACTTCCCTGAAAACGAAATACGCGCATTTGCAGAAAAAGCAAAACGCGCAACGTTTATCTGCGCCAGCTATGACGAGACACTGGCACTGCTGCAAACGGGTGATATTGTCTATTGCGATCCACCATATGACGGCACGTTTAACGGATATCACACAGCTGGTTTTACAGAGGATGATCAGTACCATCTGGCGTCTATTCTTGAACGCCGGTCATCAGAAGGTCATCCGGTTATCGTGTCCAACAGCGATACGTCTCTGACCCGTTCGCTTTATCGTGATTTTACTCGCCATCGTATAACCGCTAAGCGCAGCATGGGCGTGGCTGCCGGTGATAGTAAAACTGCAGTAGAAATCATCGCTACTTCTAAACCCCATCACTGGATTGGTTTTGACCCTGCAGGCGGTCCTGGCTTCTGCGTTAAGCATGAGGTACGGGCGTGACGAAGTTGCAGCCCGGCGTGCATCATTTTCATGGCACACCTGTCTGGGGAAGTGCTGGTGACGTTCATCGCATAGCGGTGAACGGTGCTGGCGCTTTCGTCTCATATGTAAGGCCAGACCAAATTGCTGCATCAATCAAATATGCCAGTGCGGTAGGGATTGATAATGGAGCATTCTCTGCCTGGATGCGGGGACTGGTTATTGACTGGCGTAATTTTTATAAATGGCTAATTAACTATTATCACCATCCCAAAGTAGCATTCTTTGTTATCCCTGACGTAGTGGAAGGGGGCGAAAGCGATAATGACGCTCTGATCCGCCTTGTTCCCAGAATGTTTCATGATAAAGCGGTGCCTGTCTGGCACCTACATGAGTCATTGGATCGACTTGTTGAGCTTTGCCGGGAATGGCCCAGAGTCTGTTTCGGTTCATCCGGTGAGTTTGCTGTAATTCGAACAGCGCGCTGGCATCGTCGTATGCAGGATGCTTTTGAAACTATCTATTGTAAATATAACTTCCAGACCAGCATTCATGGCCTGCGCATGTTAGACGGGCGTGTGCTGGGTAATTATCCACTTGCCACTGCCGACAGTACAAATCTTGCCTGTAACGTTCCGAAATTCAATTCCAAATATCCAGAACTAACCCGGGCGATCCGTGAAGCGGAATATTCTCGTGGGCTTTCCGCAAAGGAACTTAAGGCAACCATTTTAAAAAACAGGTGCGCCATTCTTAAAGGAGCTATTGAGGCCGTAGAGCCTCCATCTATTTCTGAATGGGTGTCTAAAGGATTGCAGCCTTTCCAGCTCGAACTGGAGATCGCATGAGCAATTACCGCCATTTCTGGAACGCCGAAAAGAAAGCAGTTAACCCCTATCTGAATACAGATACACAGGCCACTACGTCTGCGCTTTCAAACCTGATCACTCTGTACGCTGCGGATAACGAGCAGGAGCATCTGCGCCGTGAAGCGCTGAGTGATCAGGTTTGGGAACGTTATTTCTTCAATGAATCCCGTGATCCTGTCCAGCGTGAAATAGAGCAGGATCGGCTGATTAGCCATGCCAGAATGGCCCGCGAACAGCAGCGCGTTAATCCCGATTTGGTGATTATTGCAGATGTAAGCGCCATGCCTGCCCATATCAGCAAGCCTCTGCTGGAGCGGATTAAATACTTCCATAGCCTGGGCAGGGATAAAGCTTATTCCCGCTATCTGCGCGAAACAATCAGGCCGTGTCTTGAGCGGCTGGAGCGCGTGCGTGACAGCCAGGTGTCTGCATCTTTCCGCTTCATGGCGAGCCATGACGGGCTGGAGGGGCTGCTGGTACTGCCTGAAATGAATCAGGATCAGGTCAAGCGTCTTTCCACGCTGGTTGCGGCTCATATGAGCATGTGTCTTGATGCGGCCTGCGGTGATCTGTTTGTCTGTGACGATGTTAAACCAGAAGAAATTCGTCAGGCATGGGAAAGGGTTGCTGCAGAGGCCATGCGCCTTGAGGTCATCCCGCCTGCGTTTGAGCAGTTACGCCGCAAAAAGCGCCGACGTAAGCCGGTGCCTTATGAACTGATCCCACCGTCGCTGGCGCGCATGCTGTGTGCGGACTGGTGGTATCGCAAACTGTGGCAGATACGCTGCGAGTGGCGGGAGGAACAGTTGCGCGCCGTCTGCCTGGTCAACAAAAAAGCGTCCCCGTATGTCAGCTATGAAGCGGTGATCCACAAACGCGAGCAGCGCCGCAAATCGCTGGAGTTCTTCCGCTCGCATGAGCTGGTCAACGAAGACGGTGACACGCTGGACATGGAAGATGTGGTGAACGCCAGCAACAGCAACCCGGCACACCGCCGTAATGAAATGATGGCCTGTGTTAAAGGGCTGGAACTGATCGCGGAAATGCGCGGAGACTGCGCCGTGTTCTATACCATCACCTGCCCGTCACGCTTCCACGCAACCCTCAACAACGGCAGGCCAAATCCGAAATGGACCAGTGCCACGGTCCGGCAGAGCAGTGACTATCTGGTTGATACATTCGCCGCTTTCCGCAAGGCCATGCACAAGGCCGGGCTGCGCTGGTACGGCGTCCGCGTTGCAGAGCCGCACCATGACGGCACCGTGCACTGGCATCTTCTGTGTTTTATGCGCAAAAAAGACCGTCGCTCCATCACCGCGCTGCTGCGCAAGTTTGCCATCCGTGAAGACCGCGAGGAGCTGGGCATCAACACCGGGCCGCGCTTCAAGTCCGAGCTAATCAACCCGCGCAAGGGCACGCCGACCAGCTACATCGCCAAATACATCAGCAAGAACATCGACGGGCGTGGGCTGGCTAAAGAAATCAGCAAAGAAACCGGCAGATCACTGCGTGACAGCGCCGAGCATGTCAGCGCCTGGGCGTCACTGCATCGTGTCCAGCAGTTCCGTTTCTTTGGTATTCCGGGGCGTCAGGCATACCGCGAACTGCGCCTGCTGGCTGGTCAGGCGGCGAGAGTGCAGGGTGGACGCAAAGCGGGCGCGCCGGTACTGGATAACCCGCGTCTGGATGCGGTACTGGCGGCGGCTGATGCGGGCTGCTTTGCCACCTACATCATGAAGCAGGGCGGTGTGCTGGTTCCCCGCAAACATCACCTTGTCCGCACGGCATATGAGCATAACGACGAGCCGAGCGCCTACGGCGATCACGGTATCCGTATCTATGGCATTTGGTCCCCGATTGCAGAAGGCAAGATTTGCACGCACGCGGTGAAGTGGAAAAAGGTTCGTAAGGCCGTTGACGTTCAGGAGGCGGCAGCCGACCAGGGCGCTTGCGCCCCTTGGACTCGTGGCAATAACTGTCCCCCTGTTGAAAATCTGAACAAATCAGGGGGTGATTTACCCGATATTAAAACCATGGATGAGAAGGAGCTGCAGGAATATCTCCACAACATGGGCCAGAAGGAACGGCGGGAGCTGACAGCCAGGTTGAGACTGGTAAAACCGAAGCGAAAAAAAGCATACATACAGAGTATTTCGGAGCAGCAGCGCCTGCAGCTTGAGGCAGAACTGACTGCCAGAGGGTTTGAAGGTAGTGCATCTGAGATTGATTTGCTTCTGCGTGGCGGCAGCATTCCATCCGGTGCCGGTTTACGTATTTTTTACCGTAACCAGAGGCTGCAGGAAGATGACAAATGGCGTCAATGGTACTAAGGCTGCTGTTTAACATTTCGTGCTTTATTGACCGACATCAGTACATCCAATTAACTGACAAAAAAGAGTTTTACATTTTTTCTTTCCTACTATACTGTTTATATAAACAGTGGGTATATATACAGTTGTTGTGTATCCGTGTAATGATAGGAGGGAAGATGCAGGACTATCTTTTGGAGTCATTAAAGCTCCAGCGTATTGATTTTTTTATCAAGCTTGTAGCGGCTAGTGAGTGCAGCGACGAAGAAAAGCGGCTGGCTATCCAGTGGGTGTCCGAACTGACAGACGAGTTGATGGCGAAAATTCGCAGCCATGAATACAGCCGGTCAATGGACGTTACCAGTTAAAGGGAATCTGTATGCGCATTGAAATAATGATCGATAAAGAGCAGAAGATTAGCCAGGCCACACTGGAAGCCCTTGAATCCGAGCTTTACCGTAATTTGCGCCCTCTGTATCCCAAAACAGCAATTCGTATCCGTAAGGGTAGTGCCAATGGTGTTGAACTGAGCGGGTTAAAACTGGATGAAGACAAAAAGCGAGTGATGGAAATTATGCAGCAGGTCTGGGAGGACGACAGTTGGTTACATTAGATAACGTTGTGAGAGGCAGAACGTAGTTCTGGCGCTCGCAAGGTTGAACAACGAGCTATGCGAGGCGTTAGCTATGGGGTCTAAAGACAACAAGTATCAAATTGTATATCGCGGTCAAACGCTGGAAACAATCATTCCCGGTCAGTGGGTTTTCTTTCAACGCCCAAAAGAGTGCGGCGGCGGATACTGGATGGGAAGAACTTATGATGACTGTTTCTGGCTTGAGCTGGAGTATCCGGTGTCTTTATCTGATGGACTTGGTTACTTGATAGTTATTACGAAAGTCGAAGCCACAAGTCATGAATTTGATGCAAATTATTCTCTGTTTGACTGATTTCATCGTAGTGCATGACTATGCCGCATGAAAACGCATGATCGTTTAAGGATCGTTTATGCTGAGGCCCGCCAGAACTGGCGGGCTTTTGCCTGTCTCATGCAGGTGCATGAAAACCACTACATAAAGCGGGCAGGCGTGGCGGGGATACGAGCGCGCGCCGAAGCGATTATGTAACAGTTTTGGCTATTGATGTCATAGTGAACTTAATGATGGAGAAAGTGTCAACCTATGTGTAAACTACAGTTAGTGAGATAGAGAGATATGAGATGAAACAACTTCAAGGAGGGCGGCATGAGTACTAACAGCGAACGTATGTCCAATGCGCCCGTTTACTACGCATTGGTGCAAGTAAAGTTTACTCCAGTAGCTGCAATGAGTAAGTATGTTCCAGACATACAAGATGCGCTAAGAGTTGAAGGATTTCCTTTATTTGAAGTTTCCAATACAACTCAGCTGAAATTTGAAATTAAAAACCCCAATGAGCCACCGGTACATTCATTTGAACCTGTGACAAGTTGGTTGATGATTGATGCGGATAGAAAGTCTGGTTTTGTTTTAGGCAACGATTTCATTACGTTCCATACAACAGATTATGATAACCATGTACCTTTCATTTCATCATTGATACTTGGTCTGAGCAAAGTTCTTGAATTTGCTAAGCCATCGTTGGTAAGCCGGATTGGGCTTCGATATTTGGATGCTGTGTTTCCTGAGAAAAGCGAAACAATTGAGCAGTATCTTGTAAAGGAACTTCATGGTGTTGATTTCGGATGGACGCCAATACAGTCCATACAAGAGTCTGTATATCAGACATGTGTTGAGCCATTGATCTCTAATGGATTTATGGTTTCACGCATACATAAGATGAATGGTCAGCTAGGTTTTCCGCCAGATATGATTCCTAATGGTTTACTGCCGCTGCCGAGATTTAGTAACACAGAGTTTCGTATGCACGCAATAATTGATACAGATCATTATGTTGAAGGCAACATGTCAACTGATTTGCAGTTAATTGAAAAACAGATTCTTTCGTTGCATAGTAAAGTTAAAGAAGCATTTGAAGGCATGGTTTCAGATTTTGCCCGTGCTAAATGGCACTGAAACAACGGAGGTGACTAAAATGTATGCAATTCCTACCGGAAGCATAGGCTCTGTAGATCGGTATACTCCAGATTCGCAGTCAAGCTCATGTGTATCAGGTGTTGTTGCTGTCGCCGCATCTTTACTATTAGTTGGTACGGGGGCTTCATACCCTGTAAATGCTTATAAGCAATGGCGTCAGTATGTTCAGCCAAGGGTTCAGTTTGCATTTGATTCTACAGAGTCAACGTACACGCCTGCAATTTCTCCTGAGGTTGATGTCAGGAATGTTGCCCAACATTTGGCTAATATTCGAGAAGTGCTGTCTCCATCAATGTCAGAACTGGCTAAGGATTTGGGGATAACTCGGCAGGCTCTCTATAAATGGTTGTCAGGGGAGAACCAGCCTGATGATGCTTCAAAAGTGCAATTCATTACCAACCTCAGTAATGTTGCTGACTCTTTTTCCAAAGCTGGACTCAATGATGCGAAGCTATTGGTGAAAATGAAAGCATTCAATGGTAAGTCGTTGATGGACTTGGTAAAAGAAGGTGAGTCTTGGAACAAGCCAGTTCAGGTATTGATTGATGAAGCTAAAGCGATGAATGCAGCAGCTGAATCGGCCAATTACTTAGCAAGCAAGGCGAAACCGACAGATGATTGGAAGTCATCTATTTCAATTCCTGGAACAGTAGAGGAATAAATCACATTTATGTTGGTACGAGGAACATCATGGCGTCAGGGGCATGTTCTTAAACATGATGATGCCGTTTCACTTGGACTTCTGAAGCCTGATGAAACGAACCATAAAGTTGTAGTTATAACGCATGATTGTGATTTACAGAGTAATTCAGAAAAAAACGTGGAACTTATGTTTGGCCCCTTGAAAAAGGGGTCAAGCAAGATGAAAAGAGCTAAGCATCCGAGAATCCTCGATCTATGTTTTGAAAACCCAGAAAGTGCTAAGAAGAACGCAGTAGAGCTTCGGCATGAAAGAAAAGCCATCATTCCTAAAGAAGCTTTCCATTGTGAGGAAAACGATCCGGCATTCACCATTAGTACAGAAGAGAAACAAGCTCTTAAGCAATGGTTAGCAGCTAAGTATGGTCGTCCTGCGTTTCCTAACTCGTTTGAAGAGCGCTTGCGGGCTTACGACGAGGATAAAAAATTTATTTTCGAAAAAGAAGTTGCGGACATTATCGCCACAAACGCAGAGCATTTGATCGGAGTTTTTTTCGATTTGGGCGAAGAAAGATTTAACGATCTTGAGGAAGGCATACCATATGAGCTTTCTATCAATGTTGTTTATGATGCAACTGAAGGTGGCCCCGATGCCAGAGGGGCGGCTGAACAAACCTGTTCTGATCTAAAGGCATTGTTTTATAAGTTTTATGGTGATCCAATCTTGGGACATTCAGAGCTTATAGAATTGAATACGTGCATTGCTGTTGCCGATACTCATTTCTCCCTGTATGCATTGAGGCGGATGGATCAATGGAGGGTGGAATACATCAGCCTTGAAGAAGATTCATATGGCGATTTCATTGGTGCCGGTGTTTAAACTGACTGTTTCGACAGCCAGTTTAAACAGGCTTTAATCAAGCATCGCCTAATTTATATTCGTCAAAACGAATAATTTCGTCATTAAGCCATTCATTTAATTCCATTAATCTTTTTTGAAGTGGAATCAATTCATTACGAACGAATACTCGACTAGCTTTTTCCACGTCTCCAAACCCACCAACGTTGCTCGGCATAATTCCCATCATCTGCGGTGGCACGCGGTGCGCTGCCATCATGTCATCGCGGCTAACGTTCTTGATGTTAAGAAACTCATCCTTTGCAGCAACCTCCGATAACGGGATGATCTGGATGCCGTCCTTTTTACCGTTGGGTGAATACATAAACAGGTTGCGGAAGTTACCCGGTCCTTTGGCGCTTTTCATTGCCTGGCGGATATTGTTCACATCCTCCTGGTTCTGTGCTGCGTCGGTCATGTACATGATGAAACCCGCGTGGCTGCCGTTGATGTAATATTTCCGGCGGAACAGCGTTGCGGACTCGTTGAGCAAGGTTGACGGAATGGCGGAGAGATAGCCGGGCAGCCCGTAAATCTCCTGGTTAATATCCGGCTCCATAAGGTGAAAAATGTTGCCCTGAGTAAATTCATAGGGCTGCGTGGTCAGGCCGTACTGCACAAACCAGTAGGTGTCGAGGTCCACGCCACGGCGTGTGTACTTCGCCAGTGCTGGCTCCAGTGAGAGAACGCCGCCGAGCCGGTTGGTGCGCTTTTCCAGATAGGCGTTACCGAATACCAGATAATCCTGGACGAAACGGGCAAAAGCCTGCTGGCTGAGCAGGCGGTGCGGGATGTACGTACTGCTGAGAATGTCACGTTTAACCGCTATCGGTGAGCTGTGATGCACAGCGGCGCGGTAGGTTCGCGCCAGCCCGTCAAAGCTTACTGGCGGCTCATACCATCTGTCCATCTGTACGCATTCCACATAATCCAGCAGCTCGCGGCGGTCCAGCACCGGGATCGGATCGCCAAAGCTGAAAGCCTCGGCAGTTACGCCTGCGTTTTTAGGCGCCGTAGCTTCTGTTGGCGTTGAGCTGGTTAAGGCTTCGGGTTCACTCATCAAAAAATCTCCACAATATTGCTGGTATTGGCGGATTCGCCCTGCAGCGGTTCGTTAAACAGTGCGTGCATCGTTGCCCAGGCCAAATCTGCGTGGCTGGCTTCTTCGCTGCGGCTGGCTTCGTAGGTAGGGCGGTTGCCGCTGGCGGTGGTGGCCCGGCGGATAGCCATAAAGGACTGCGCAATGTCAGTGTGTCCGGCATCAAACTCCAGACGGCGGTGGCTGATGATGTCGTAGGCCTTGAGCACCAGGGCGTTTTTGACGTTGGGGTTGTAGACAAACTCCCGCACGGCAGGAAAGAACGCTTTCACGTTCTCGTAGACACCGTGACCGACGCCGGTCGAGTCGATGCCGATATAGGTCACGTTGTACTGCTGCGTCAGTTTTTTAATGGCGTCAGCCTGGGCGCGGAAGTCCATCCCGCGCCACTGGTGTCGCTCCAGAATGCGGAACTTGCCGCCCGGCACGGTTGGCGGTGCCACCACCACGCACCCGGCGCTGTCACCGTTCTGCGTGCCTTTCGCCGGGTCGTATCCGATCCAGACTTCGCGCCAGCCAAACGGGCGCAGCGCCAGCGCCTGAAAATCGGTCCAGACTTCCCAGCTGTCCACCATGCACGCCTGCAGTTCGCTGAGCGGGAATACTGACGCCAGATCGTCAATAAATTCACACATCAGCAGGTTCTGGTATTCGTCCGGGCTGTACTCCATGCGCAGCTGGTCGAGGTCGAACAGGTTACAGCCGCCGCGCACCGCATCCTCCACGGTGACGATCTGGCGGTACTGTCCGTCAGGGCAGAGCAGGCCGCGCGCAAGGTTGCTGTGGGTCAGGTCAATATCCACTTTGTCCGCTTTGGCACGGCCCCGGTTAAACAGCGCGCCGGACCAGAACGGATAGGCACTGTGGGTCAGGCTGGACGGCGTGGAGAAGTAGGTTTGTCGCCATTTCTTGTGAATGGCCATACCGGAGGCAACCTTGCGCAGCTCCTGGAATTTCGGTATCCAGAAATATTCATCAAGGTACAGATTGCCGTGGTAGCTCTGCGCCGTGCGGGCGTTGGTGCCGAGGAAGTACAGGCACGCGCCGTTGCTGAGCGTCATCGGGTCGCCTTTCAGCTCAACATCCACCTCTTTTGCAAAGTCGATGATGTACTGCTTAAAGACGTGCGCCTGCGCCTTACTGGCTGAGAGGAAGATCTGGTTGCGCCCGGTGGTGATGGCATCAATCAGCGCTTCGCGGGCAAAAAAGTATGTTGCCCCAATCTGACGTGATTTAAGCAGGTTGCGAATGCGGTGTTTTACGCCTGCCTGCCACCAGTGGCGCTGATATTCAAACATGCCGTTGCGGAAGATTTCTTCCAGCTTTTCGGTCTGTTCATCGGTGAAAACATTCTTTTCGGGCTGGCGGCGCGGCCCTTTGTTACGGTTGGCAACTTTCGGGTTTAAGTCTGCTTCGTTGCCGCCATCGTTAAATTTACCGATCCGGGCGTGGCGCTCTGACTGGCGCGCCAGCAGGTCAATTTCCTTGAAGTCTTTCCCTTCTTTCTGCTCCTTCATAATGAGCTGGCAGTAACGTGCGGCGGTGGTGAGCTGCATCTGATCCAGCGGCCCATAGTCGCCCCACTTGTCGCGCTTCTTCCAGCTGTGAACGGTTGCAACTTTCTCGCCCAGCATTTCAGCAATGCGGGCTACGCGGTATCCCTGAAAGTACAGCAGCATGGCCTGCCGACGGGGATCGAGGTCTGCGGGGGTCAGTGTCGTGTTCATGGCCCAAACATACGGCCTTGGATGGAGGCTTTCCCCGGCTGCGGTTTGTGTGGTTTACCGTACAAATACAGCGCGTTGTCTCACTCCCCCCATCACCGCAAACATAAGGCTCCAGTAAGTTATTTCTAACGGAGCACGGCTCATGACAGTGAAAGCAAAGCGTTTCCGTATCGGGGTGGAAGGTGCCACCACTGACGGGCGCGAGATCCAGCGTGAATGGCTGGTACAGATGGCTGCCAGCTACAACCCGACGGTCTATACCGCGCTGATTAACCTTGAGCACATCAAGTCTTATCTGCCGGAGAGCACCTTTAACCGCTACGGCAGGGTGACGGGGCTGGTTGCAGAAGAAATCAAGGACGGCCCGCTGGCGGGCAAGATGGCGCTTTATGCCGATATCGAACCCACGGACGCCCTGGTGGAACTGGTGAAGAAAGGCCAGAAGCTTTTCACCTCCATGGAGGTCAGCACGAAGTTTGCCGACACTGGCAAAGCCTATCTTGTGGGGCTGGGTGCGACGGACGATCCTGCGAGCCTGGGCACCGAAATGCTGGCTTTCAGCGCCAGTGCAGCACATAACCCGCTGGCAAACCGTAAGCTGAACCCTGAAAACCTGTTTTCGGAAGCGGTTGAAACGCTGATTGAACTGGAAGAAGCCCTGGACGAAAAGCCGTCCCTCTTTGCCCGCGTCACCGCGCTGTTCACCAAAAAAGAGCAGACCGACGATGCGCGATTCTCTGATGTGCATAAAGCCGTGGAGCTGGTCGCTACTGAGCAGCAGATCCTGAGCGAGCGCACTGATAAATCCCTGTCCGATCAGGACCAGCGCCTTTCTGAGCTGGAGTCCTCCCTGCAGGAGCAGCAGACCGCCTTTGCCGAGTTACAGCAGCAGCTGAGCCGTGAAGACAGCCGCAAAGATTACCGCCAGCGCGCGCCGGGCGGTGACGCACCGGCAGGCACCCTGACCAATTGCTGATGGAGCATAAAACCCGATGAAAAAGAAAACCCGCTTTGCCTTTAACGCTTACCTGCAGCAACTGGCGCGCCTGAACGGTGTGGAAGTTGAAGAACTGTCCAGCAAGTTTACCGTGGAGCCGTCCGTGCAGCAGACGCTGGAAGACCAGATCCAGCAGTCCGCCGCTTTCCTGACGCTGATTAACATCACGCCGGTCACTGAGCAGTCAGGACAGTTGCTGGGGCTGGGCGTGGGCAGCACCATTGCCGGAACCACCGATACCACCACCAAAGAGCGTGAGCCTACCGATCCGACGCTGATGGAAGACGTGGAATACAAATGCGAGCAGACCAACTTTGATACGGTGCTGACCTACGCAAAACTGGACCTGTGGGCGAAATTCCAGGACTTCCAGGTGCGTATTCGCAACGCCATCGTCAAGCGTCAGGCGCTGGACCGCATCATGATCGGTTTTAACGGCGTGAAGCGCGCCAAAACCTCCAACCGTGCTGAAAACCCGCTGCTGCAGGACGTCAATAAAGGCTGGCTGCAGAAAATCCGCGAAGACGCGCCGGATCACGTCATGGGCAGCAAAACCGCAGAAGACGGCACCACTACTGCAGAACCGGTAAAAGTAGGTCCGGGTGGTAAGTATGTAAATCTTGACGCGGTGGTGATGGATACCGTCAACGAGCTGATCGATGTGGAGTATCAGGATGATGACGAACTGGTTGTTGTCTGCGGACGTGAACTGCTGTCTGACAAGTATTTCCCGCTGGTCAACAAAGAGCAGGACAACAGCGAGAAAATCGCCGCCGATCTGATCATCAGCCAGAAACGCATGGGCGGCCTGCAGGCTGTGCGCGCGCCTTTCTTCCCGGCAAATGCCCTGCTGATCACCCGTCTGGATAACCTGTCCATCTACTGGCAGGAAGACACCCGCCGCCGTTCAGTTATCGACAACCCGAAACGCGACCGGATTGAAAACTTTGAATCCGTCAACGAGGCGTATGTGGTCGAGGACTACCGCTGCGCGGCACTGGTGGAAAACATCGAAATCGGTGATTTCACCCCGCCTGCAGCAGAAACAGGAAACGGAGAGTAACGCATGAGCCTGAGTCCCGCACGGCAGCACCGCCTGCGCATTCAGGCCGAACAGGCCGCCCGTGAGGGCGGCAGTGTTCGCCATGCGTCGGGTTATGACCTGATGCTGCTGCAGCTGGCAGAAGATCGCCGCAGGCTTAAAGGCATCCAGTCCACGGTGAAAAAGGCGGAAATCAAGGTGGAGCTGCTGCCGAAATATTCTGCCTGGGCAGAGGGCGTGCTGGCTGCCGAAGGCGCGCAGCAGGATGACGTGCTGATGTACGTGATGCTGTGGCGTATCGACGCCGGTGATTATGCCGGTGCGCTGGAAATCGGGCGTCATGCGCTGCGCCATGGCTGGGTTATGCCGCTGGGCAACCGTAACGTGCAGACCGTGCTGGCAGAAGAAATGGCAGACGCGGCGCAAAGCGCTCTGCTTGCTGCTGCCGGTTTTGATGCCGGTCTGCTTCTGCAGACGCTGGACCTGACAACCGATCTGGATATGCCGGACCAGTCGCGGGCGCGCCTGCATAAAGCCATCGGCGCTGTACTGAGCGAAAGCAACCCGGCGTCTGCCCTGAATCACCTTACCCATGCGCTGCAGCTTGATCCCCGCTGCGGTGTGAAAAAAGAAAAGCAGCAGCTGGAGCGCAGACTGCGCAATGACAGCCGCTAAAGAACGTGCCCCGCGCACGGGCGGCACGGGATGGCGAAAGGCACTGCCACATCAAAATTCCGTCCACCGCCCACTTATTCAGGAGAAAGCCGCATGAAGTTTGTTGCGCCCGAACAGGTGCCGGAACAGGCGGAGGTCATCAAAAATACGCCGTTCTGGCCTGATGTGGACCTGTCGGAATTTCGCAGTGTGATGCGAACTGACGGCACGGTGACGCAGCCGCGTTTAAAGCAGGTTGTGCTGACGGCTATTTCTGAGGTTAACGCTGAGCTGTACGACTTCCGCAACCGCCAGCAGTTGCTGGGCTACCGGGCACTGGCTGAGGTTCCGGCGGATATGCTGGACGGCAAAAGCGAGCGTATCCGGCACTACCACAACGCCGTTTTTTGCTGGGCGCGTGCTGTGCTCAATGAGCGTTATCAGGACTATGACGCCACGGCGTCAGGCGTGAAGCGAGGGGAGGAGCTGGCGGAGGCTAGCGGCGATCTGTGGCGTGATGCCCGCTGGGCTATCAGCCGGGTGCAGGATGCGCCGCACTGTACGGTGGAGCTTATCTGATGAAAGTGCGTGCGCATCAGTATGACACGGTGGACGCGCTTTGCTGGCGTCATTACGGGCGCACGCAGGGTGTCACTGAGCAGGTTCTGCAGGCAAATCCGGGGCTGGCTGAGTACGGCCCATTTTTACCGCACGGGCTGCAGGTGGAGCTGCCGGACATTACGGCGTCAACCACGGCGCAGACCGTCCAGCTATGGGACTGAATTATGACGCTTGAACGAATCAGCGCCTTTATCACTTACTGCATCGCCGTGCTGCTGGCATGGCTGGGCGATCTGTCGCTCAAGGATGCGTCAACGGTTGGTGGCGTACTGATTGGTGTGCTGATGCTGGCTATCAACTGGTACTACAAACACCAGTCTTTCAAATTGTTACGTGGCGGCAAAATTTCGCGGGGGGAATATGAATCCTTCAATCGTTAAGCGCTGCCTTGTTGGGGCGGTGCTGGCTATCGCCGCCACGCTGCCCGGTTTCCAGTCGCTTCATACCTCCGTTGAGGGGCTGAAACTGATAGCCGACTACGAGGGATGCCGCCTGCAGCCTTATCAGTGCAGCGCGGGCGTGTGGACTGACGGGATCGGCAATACGTCCGGTGTGGTGCCGGGAAAAACCATCACGGAACGGCAGGCGGCGCAGGGACTTATCACCAATGTGCTGCGTGTAGAGAGGGCGCTGGATAAATGTGTGGTGCAGCCGATGCCGCAAAAGGTCTATGACGCGGTGGTGTCGTTTACTTTCAACGTGGGCACCGGCAACGCCTGCAGCTCCACGCTGGTTAAGTTGCTGAACCAGCGGCGCTGGGCAGATGCCTGCCATCAGCTGCCGCGCTGGGTGTATGTCAAAGGTGTGTTTAATCAGGGGCTGGACAACCGCCGCGCGCGGGAAATGGCCTGGTGCTTAAAAGGAGTATAGCGAAATGAAATGGTTAAAAAGTTACTGGCTGCCGCTTTCGGTTCTGGCGCTTCTTGTAATGGTTGATGTGAATTTCCCCACATCTCATGCGCTTTTTCCACTGGCGCTGATTATGTGGTTTGAGTATGCCGCATTTTCACTGGTCTGTTTTGCTGGGTTGTACTCCTGCACGCTGACAGGGAGTGACCGGCTACGCGTCCGTCAGTTGCTGAGCAGGGTGCTGGGGCTAATGGAAAAAGTGCCTCTCGCCTGGTATCAGCGCCTCGTTCTTGCCTTTGTCATGTTGCTTGCCGGATGGAAGCTCACGGGGATGGTTTGTGTTTTTACAGTTGCCATGAGCTTAGCAATTAAAGATGAGCTAAAGGCATTGCGGGAATGAATCGTTTACTGGCAGTGGTTCTGGCGCTGGCACTTGCGGCGCTGGGCTGGCAGTCGTGGCGGCTTAACAATGCCAGCCACACCATCGAGACGCAGGGCGCGGTGCTGAAAAGCAAAACGCAGGAGCTGACGAAGAAAAACAGCCAGCTGATCGGCCTGTCCATTCTGGCCGAAACCAACAGCCGGGAGCAGGCGCGGCTTTATGCGGCAGCGGAACAGACCACCGCACTTCTGCGCAGCCGCCAGCACCGGATCGAGGAACTGAAACGTGAAAATGAGGATTTGCGCCGCTGGGCTGATACTCCTTTGCCTGCTGACATTATCCGGCTGCGGGAGCGTCCGGCCCTCGCCGGAGGTGCAGCTTACCGTGAGTGGCTGTCCCAGAGTGACGCAGTGCCGTCTGGAAAGGTCAGCGCCGCGCAGTAACGGCGATCTGAACGCGGTGCTGGATGAAACCGAGGCCGCCTGGGCGGTCTGTGCTGACAAAGTGGACACGATTATTGCGTGTCAGGAGCGAGACAGTGAACAAACCGCAGTCCTTACGCAGCGCCCTGAATAAAGCGGTTGCTTATGTCCGCGACAACCCGGACAAGCTGCACCTTTTCGTTGATAACGGCTCAATGGTGGCAACCGGTGCCAGCTCCATGTCATGGGAATACCGCTACACCCTGAACGTGGTGATCGAGGATTTCAGCGGCGACCAGAATCTGCTGATGGCTCCTGTGCTGCTGTGGCTAAGTGACAACCAGCCGGATGCTATCAATAACCCGGAGCTGCGCGAAAAACTGTTCACCTTTGAAGTGGATATTCTGCGCAACGATGTGTGCGATATCAGCCTGAACCTGCAACTGACGGAGCGCGTGCTGGTCAGCACTAACGGCAGCGTGTCAAGCGTTGAAGCGGTGCCGGAGCCGGACGAACCCGAAGAAATGTGGACGGTGAAACGTGGATGAACTGCAGAGGGTGGATGACTGGCTGACGGCGCTACTGGCGAATCTGGAGCCTGCCGCGCGCAGCCGTATGATGCGGCAACTGGCGCAACAGCTGCGCCGGACGCAGCAGCAGAACATCAGGCTGCAGCGTAATCCTGACGGTAGCGGCTATGAGCCGCGCCGGGTGACTGCCCGCAGCAAGAAGGGACGCATCAAACGCCAGATGTTTGCAAAGCTTCGCACCACAAAATACCTGAAAACCACCGCCAGTGCGGACTCCGCCAGCGTGCAGTTTGATGGCAAGGTGCAGCGCATTGCCCGTGTTCACCATTACGGCCTGCGGGATCGCGTCAGCCGAAAAGGCCCGGAGGTCCGCTACGCAGAGCGCCGCCTGCTGGGCGTGAATGAAGAAGTGGAAACCGTCACCCGTGACACCCTGCTGCGCTGGCTGGCGGGGTGATCTTTGTGCCACCGCTGGTACAAGCGCCAGCGCTGCCTCCCTTTTCCCTCTGATGGCAACCTTTCGTTATGAATGCACAACTGACCGAAATTATGCGCCTTATCACCAATCTGATCCGCACCGGCACTGTGACCGAAGTGGACCGGAAAAAGTGGCTGTGTCGGGTGAAAGTGGGCGAGCTTGAAACTAACTGGATTAACTGGCTGACGCTGCGCGCCGGTGGTGCCCGTACATGGTGGTGTCCGTCGCCGGATGAGCAGGTGGTGGTGCTGAGCATGGGCGGCAATCTGGAAACCGCTTTTGTGCTGCCCGCTATCTACTCCAATCAGTTTCCGCCACCGTCGGATTCCGTGGACGGCTGCGTGACGGAGTACCCGGACGGGGGATGGTTTGAGTATGAACCCGCCACCGGACGGTGGCATGTCAGGGGCATCAAATCCATGGTGATCGAGGCATCAGACAGTGTCACCTACAAAACCGGTGAGTTTGTGGTGGAGGCTGACACCACGCGCATTAACAGCGAGGTGGTGATCAACGGCGGCGTCACTCAGGGCGGCGGCGCAATGAGTTCTAACGGGATCGTAGTTGATGACCATGAGCATACTGGCGTTCTGAAAGGTGGCGACAACACGGGGGGGCCGGTATGACGTTGTATATCGGTATGAGCAGGAATGACGGGCAGACCATTGCAGATACAGACCATCTGCGCCAGTCGGTGCGGGATATTCTGCTGACGCCGCAGGGCAGCCGTCTTGCACGCCGGGAATATGGCTCCCTGCTGTCTGCCCTGATTGACCAGCCGCAGAACCCGGCGCTGCGCCTGCAGATTATGTCTGCGGTCTATGTGGCGCTGAACCGTTGGGAGCCGCGACTTACGCTGGACTCCATCACCATCAACGGCAATTTTGACGGCTCTATGGTGGTTGAACTTACCGGACACGGCAATAACGGCGCACCGGTTTCCCTTTCCGTATCAACAGGAGCAGACAATGGCAGTCATTGACCTTTCCCGGCTACCGCCGCCGCAGATTGTGGACGTGCCGGACTTTGAGGCATTGCTGGCAGAACGCAAGGCCGCCTTTGTGGCCCTCCATCCGGCTGATGAACAGGAGGCTGTTATGCGCACGTTAGCGCTGGAGTCAGAACCTGTCACCAAATTGCTGCAGGAAAATACTTACCGCGAAATCCTGCTGCGTCAGCGAATTAATGAGGCTGCGCAGGCGGTCATGGTGGCCTATTCCATGGGAAATGACCTTGAACAACTGGCAGGCAACTGCAACGTGAAGCGCCTGACGGTAGTCCCTGCAGATAATGACGCGGTGCCGCCGGTCGCCGCAGTGATGGAAAGTGATGAAGCATTACGCCAGCGCATTCCTGCAGCATTTGAGGGGCTGTCCGTTGCAGGGCCGACGGGAGCCTATGAGTTCCACGCCAGAAGTGCCGACGGGCGGGTGGCTGATGCCAGCGCAACCAGTCCGGCACCGGCAGAGGTGGTGCTTACCGTGCTGAGCCGTGAGGGTGACGGTACGGCAGGGGCTGACCTGCTGGCGGTGGTTGAGCAGGCGCTTAACAGTGAAAAGGTGCGTCCGGTGGCAGACCGCCTGACGGTGCGCAGCGCTGAAATTATTCCGTACAACGTGGATGCGACGATATTCCTTTATCCGGGGCCGGAGGCTGAGCCGGTGATGGCAGAGGCAAAAGCCAGCCTGCAGAAATACATCGCCAGTCAGACACGGCTGGGACGTGATATCCGCCGCAGCGCCATTTATGCCGCGTTGCACGTGGAGGGTGTCCAGCGTGTGGAACTGGCGTCCCCTCTGGAGGATGTGGTGCTGGATAAGACGCAGGCGGCATCCTGTACCGAATGGAGCGTTACCAACGGGGGCACGGATGAATAGTCTGTTGCCGCCGGGTTCGTCGCCGCTTGAGCGCCGACTGGCGCAGACCTGCAGCGGGATTTCCGATCTGCAGGTATCGCTGCGTGATTTGTGGAATCCGGCAACCTGTCCGATCAGATTCCTGCCCTATCTGGCCTGGGCGTTTTCTGTTGACCGCTGGGATGAAAGCTGGACAGAAAGCGTCAAGCGCCGCGTTGTGCAGGACGCGTTTTATATCCATCAGCACAAGGGGACAACCAGCGCCGTGCGGCGCGTGGTGGAGCCGTTCGGCTTTCTGATCCGCATCATTGAGTGGTGGCAGACTGGCGAAACGCCGGGGACGTTCCGTCTGGATATTGGCGTGCAGGACCAGGGCATAACAGAAGAAACCTATCTGGAGCTGGAGCGTCTGATCGGTGATGCCAAACCGTGCAGCCGTCATCTGGTTGGCATGTCCATCAACCTGCAGACAGGCGGCCCGTATTTTGTGGGTGCAGCCACTTATACCGGCGAAGAAATCACGATCTACCCGTATATCAACGAAACCATCATTTCCGGTGGCACTGCCTACGAGGGCGGCGCCGTCCATGTTATCGACACAATGAGAGTGAACCCATGAGCGCAAAATTTTATACCCTGCTGACGGATATCGGCGCGGCGAAACTGGCAAGCGCCGCCGCGCTCGGTGTCCCACTAAAAATTACCCATATGGCGGTGGGCAGCGGTGGCGGTGTGCTGCCCACACCCAACGCGCAACAGACCGCGTTAGTGGCTGAGGAACGCCGCGCAGCGCTGAATATGCTGTATATCGACCCACAGAACAGCAGCCAGATTATTGCTGAGCAGGTGATCCCGGAAAATGAGGGCGGGTGGTGGATTCGTGAAGTCGGCCTGTTTGATGAAAACGGCGCACTGATTGCCGTCGGGAATTGCCCGGAAAGCTATAAGCCGCAGCTCGTTGAGGGCAGCGGACGCACGCAGACCGTACGCATGGTGCTGATTACCAGCAGCACAGATAACATCATCCTGAAAATTGACCCTGCTGTGGTTCTGGCAACCCGCAAATATGTGGATGACAAGGTGCTGGAGCTTAAGGTGTATGTGGATGATCTGATGGCAAAACATCTTGCTGCTGCAGATCCGCATACGCAATATGCGCCAAAAGCCAGTCCGACATTCATTGGTACGCCAAAAGCACCGACGGCAGCGGCAGGCAATAATTCCATGCAACTTGCTAACACGGCTTTTGTGCAGGCGGCAATTGCTGCACTGGTGGCATCTTCTCCAGCTGCACTCGATACGCTTAACGAACTGGCGGCGGCGCTGGGAAACGATCCTAATTTTGCCACCACCATGACAAATGCGCTTGCCGGAAAGATGGACAAGGCAGCCAATGGAAAAGACATTGCTGATGTTTCAGAGTTTCTCAAAAACCTTGGTTTGGGAACAGCGGCAAAACGGAATGTTGATGCAGGGCTAATTAATGGCATTCCGGACATGGCCAGCTTTCGGGCTACTGTGCTACCCAACGGGGTTTTTAAGATAGATGTTATCGGTGTCGGGGGAGGCAAACAGAAACTGGTATTTCAGTGGGGCATAACTGCTACTGCTCCGGGCAGTAATGCTGCATATAACGTCAATGAAGCGTTTCCAAATGAAATTTTGTGGGCCAGTGGCGGCCGGGGCGCTCCAGGCTCAAATGCCGGAATGGGGGTGAGCCCGGAGGGCACTCAACAAATAAGAATACAGAACTATGCACCAGGTGGTGTACCGGAGAACTGTTTTTGGTGGGCAATTGGCTGCTAATAAGGTGAACTAAAATGAAATATAAATATTTTGAAGGGCTGTTTTATCCTGAAGATGGCAGCTATGAGTCAATACCTACTGGCGCGATAGACGTATCAGAGGATGAGTACAGAAAAGCAATGGGCCGCGCACCCGGCTCCACATTTTCAGTCGATGACTCCGGAATTGTTTCTGTCATTCCTGTGCCAGAACCGACGAGAGAACAATATATTGCTCAGGCTGAGGCGCATAAACAATTCTTGCTGGAGGAGTCCAGGCAGAAGATTACCGTCTGGCAAACCAAGCTACTGATGGGGCGTAAGCTAACGGATGATGAATCCGCCAGCCTTAACGCCTGGATGGACTATATCGATGCGGTGACAGCAATAGATACCAGCGCCGCACCCGGTATCGAATGGCCTACACCTCCGGGGGAACAGGCCAGTTAATCTCTGGCGCGCTGGAGGTATCCACCGCCTCCAGTTTTTTAACATAAGCTCGCCACTCAATGAGTTTTGCCTTGTCTACATCACTAATGGTGCCAAGCAGCAGGTCAGTCTGCCATCCCCGGGTAACTTCTGATGCTTCAGCGAGAAGCTGGGATTTTTGTTGCTCAGCCGCTGCAATTGCCGAGGCTTTAATTTCTTCTGCCGTTGGTGGTGGAATCTCTTCCCAGGACGGGAGGCCATCATCACCGGCAACCCGACGCTTTCCATCCAGAGGCGTAACACAAAACTCTTCAAAAACAGATTTCTCAACAGAAACCACATCAGCAGGTGCTGACGTGCTATCAGCGAACCAGAATGCGTTCTGTTCTGAGCTATAAACGAAAGTGTGCATCAGATAGTCCCCACCACAACCCAGTTAAAGTTAGTAGACTGAGCGACAAATTTACCGTCACTGCCACGATATGAAGATGATTTAGCGAGAAATGAAGACGCTGTGGAAACTTGTGCACCATATACCGTGAAGAAGTCATACACCCCTCCATTCCCCGCCCAGTTTCCCGATAGCCCTTCAATCACCACAGGGACATACGCTGACATTGCGACGGGAAGAGAGACAATGGCACCGCCATTTGCATCGGTATTGCTGTTCCCCCATTGGATACACATCCTGTTCGGGAATCGGTAAATATTGACCCCACCGGATACAGAGAAGACGAAAGAAGACATATCAGGTATCTGGTTTTCCCCGGTCCCCACATCCCGTTTTGCCGCTTCTCCCAATTGAACGTTTAAGAAAATGCAGTTTTACAGTCTGACTGGCATCATTTGGGCTTTTGCATTAGGGAAAGTGAATGCTGGTTGGGTATGTGCGTGTATCAACAAATGAGCAAAACACGGCGCTGCAGCGTGACGCGCTGGAACGGTCAGGATGTGAGCTGATTTTTGAAGATAAAATGAGCGGTAAAACGTCAGAACGTCCAGGGTTAAAAAAGCTGCTTAAAACCCTGTCGCCGGGGGACACGCTGGTTGTCTGGAAGCTTGATCGACTTGGGCGCAGTATGCGGCATCTGGTGGTTCTCGTTGAGGAGCTGCGGCAGCGGGCTGTTAATTTCCGCAGTTTGACGGATAGCATTGATACCTCGACACCCATGGGGCGATTTTTTTTCCACATCATGGGCGCCCTGGCTGAAATGGAACGTGAACTGATTGTGGAAAGAACCCGTGCGGGATTGGCTGCAGCAAGGGCGCAGGGGAGAATCGGTGGGCGCCGTCCAAAGTTGTCGCCGGAACAATGGGCGCAGGCAGGGCGGCTACTGGCTGCAGGTGAAACACGTCAGCGCGTGGCTCTGCTTTTCGATGTGGGTATTTCCACGCTGTATAAGAAATTTCCCGCCAGCCAACCAGGCTGAAAACCCTGTTATTGTGTCAGTGATGGTACAGGCAGAAACACGTGCGCCGTGTGCGTATCAACCAGAACATAAGGCATCCCTGTCAACCGGAGATAATGCCTTATGGCTCAGGATTACCACCACGGGGTGCGCGTTGTTGAAGTCAACGAGGGCACCCGATCTATCACCACGGTGAGCACCGCTATCGTGGGCATGGTCTGCACCGGCGATGATGCTGATGCGTCCGTGTTTCCTCTCAATAAGCCGGTTCTTCTGACCGATGTGCTGACCGCCAGCGGCAAAGCGGGTGAGTCCGGCACGCTGGCCCGTTCGCTGGATGCGATTGCAGACCAGGCTAAACCCGTGACCGTTGTTGTGCGCGTGGCGCAGGGCGAAACCGAAGCGGAAACCACCTCCAATATTATCGGTGGTGTCACGTCTGACGGTAAAAAAACGGGTATGAAAGCGCTGCTTTCTGCGCAGTCGCAGCTGAAAGTTAAGCCGCGTATTCTCGGCGTGCCTGGGCACGACACGCAGGCGGTTGCGACTGAGCTGATGAGTGTGGCGCAGAGCCTGCGCGGGTTTGCTTACCTGTCCGCCTATGGTTGTAAGACGGTGGAGGAAGCCATTGCTTACCGGGACAATTTCAGCCAGCGAGAGGGGATGCTGATATGGCCTGATTTCATCAACTTTGACACCGTTCTGAAAGCCGATGCGACGGCTTACGCCTCCGCCCGTGCGCTCGGTTTGCGCGCCAAAATCGACGAACAGACCGGATGGCACAAAACCCTGTCCAACGTGGGTGTGAACGGCGTTACCGGCATTTCCGCTGATGTGTTCTGGGATCTGCAGGACCCAGCAACGGACGCGGGACTGCTGAACCAGAACGACGTCACCACGTTGATCTGCAAAGACGGCTTCCGCTTCTGGGGTTCCCGCTGCCTCAGTGACGATCCCTTGTTTGCGTTTGAGAACTACACCCGCACGGCGCAGGTGCTGGCTGACACGATTGCAGAGGGGCATATGTGGGCGGTGGATAAGCCACTGAATCCGTCACTGGCCCGCGACATTATCGAAGGTATTCGCGCCAAATTACGCAGCCTGGTAAATCAGGGATACCTCATCGGGGCTGACTGCTGGCTGGATGAGTCAGTGAACGATAAAGACTCCCTGAAAGCCGGGAAGCTCACCATCGACTACGACTACACGCCTGTGCCGCCGCTTGAAAATCTGATGCTGCGCCAGCGCATCACCGATCGCTACCTGGTCGATTTTGCCAGCCGCGTCAGCGCATAAGGGGGATACATGGCATTACCACGCAAGTTAAAACACCTGAACCTGTTCAACGACGGGAACAACTGGCAGGGGATCGTTGAGTCCCTGACTCTGCCGAAATTCACCCGCAAGTTTGAGAAGTATCGCGGCGGCGGTATGCCGGGCGCGGTGGATGTGGATATGGGGCTGGATGACGGCGCACTGGACACGGAATTTTCAATCGGCGGCACCGAACTGTTGTTATTCAAGCAGATGGGCAAGGCAACCGTTGACGGCATCCAACTGCGTTTCACCGGCTCTATTCAGCGTGATGATACCGGCGAAGTGCAGGCCATTGAGCTGGTTGTGCGCGGGCGTCATAAAGAAGTGGATTCCGGCGAGTGGAAAACCGGCGAGAGCAGCACCACCAAAGTCAGCAGCACCAACAGTTACGCGAAGCTGACCATTAACGGCGAAGTGCTCTATGAGGTTGATCTGGTCAACATGATTGAAATCGTTGACGGCGTGGACCTGATGGAAGCACACCGTAACGCCCTTGGCCTCTGATTTAACTTAACGGCGCGGGCAGCCGCGCCAGTAGTTTATTAACAGGAAACGAACATGAGCGACAAACTGACTGAAAAGACCGTAAAACTGGATACCCCCATCATGCGCGGTAAAACTGAAATTACCGAAATTGTGCTACGCAAGCCGCAGTCCGGCGCACTGCGTGGCACCCGTCTGCAGGCCATTATGGATATGGACGTGGGGGCTATGATGACAGTGATCCCGCGTATCTCCACCCCGACGCTGACCGCACAGGAAATGGCAGAACTGGACCCCGCCGATCTCACCTCGCTGTCGGTAGAGGTGGTCACTTTTTTGTTGAAGAAGTCGGTACTTGCCGGTTTACCGACAGCCTGACGGTTGATGACCTGGTGGCGGATATCGCCACCATCTTTCACTGGTCGCCGTCCATCACTGACGTTATGCCGCTGACTGAGGTGCTGGAGTGGCGGCACAAAGCGATTCAGAGAAGCGGGGCCAGCGATGAGTGACAATAACCTGCGTCTGCAGGTGATTCTGAATGCGGTTGACAAGCTCACCCGCCCATTTCGATCCGCGCAGGCCAGCTCAAGGGAGCTGGCTGCTGTGCTTCAAACCACCCGGAACAGCCTGAAAGAACTGAATAAACAGGCCGGGCGTATTGATGAATTCCGTAAAACCAGGTCTCAGCTTGCTATTACTGCAAAAAATCTCAACGCCGCACGCGAAGAAGCCGCAAAACTTGCTACTCAGTTTGCTGCAACAAACCGCCCAACCGCTGCGCAGGCCAAGTTATTTAGCCAGGCGAAAACCCGCGTACAGGAACTGCAGCAGACATACAACGGTCTGTTGGGTTCGGTACAAAGACAGCGGCAGGCGCTGAAAGAATCTGGGATCGATACTAAACAGTTAAGTAGCGCACAGCGGGAGCTGCGGAAAAATGCAGATGAAACAAGGCAGGCTCTGGAGCGTCAGCAGAAATCCCTGAAACGTCTGGGCGAACAGCAGGCGAAAATGAATGCTGTCCGTGAGCAGTATTCCCGCCGTCTTGAGGTTCGTGATCGCATTGCGGGCGCTGGGGCGACCACGGCAGCCGCCGGTGCTGCGATGGGTGCGCCGGTTGTGGCGGCGGTCAGGAGCTATGCCAGCATGGAAGATGCCATGAAAGGCGTGGCAAAACAGGTCAATGGCCTGCGGGACGACAACGGCAACCGCACAAAGCAGTTTTATGAAATGCAGGACGCCATCAAAGCTGCCAGTGAACAGTTGCCGATGGAGAATGGCGCGATTGACTACGCAGCACTGGTTGAGGGTGGCGCCCGCATGGGCGTGACCAATCAGGATGATCCGTTTGAGGACCAGAAGCGCGATTTACTGGCCTTTGCCTCAACGGCAGCGAAAGCGGCAACCGCTTTTGAACTGCCCGCCGATGAACTGGCGGAGGGGCTGGGGAAAATTGCGCAGTTGTATAAAGTGCCGACGCGCAATATTGAGCAGCTGGGCGATGCGCTGAACTACCTGGACGATAACGCCATGTCAAAGGGCGGCGACATTATCAACGTCCTGCAGCGCATGGGGGGCGTAGCTGACCGCCTCGACTTCCGCAAAGCGGCGGCGCTGGGTTCAACCTTCCTTTCTCTGGGCGCTGCGCCTGAAATTGCCGCCAGCGCTTCCAATGCCATGGTGCGCGAACTGTCCATTGCCACCATGCAAAGTAAGCGCTTCTTTGAAGGTATGGACCTGCTGAAACTCGATCCGGAAGTGATTGAAAAGCAGATGACCAAAGATGCCATGGGCACTATTCAGCATGTGCTGCAGAAGGTTAACAGCCTGCCGAAAGACAAACGGCTGTCTGCAATGACGATGATTTTTGGTAAGGAGTTTGGGGATGATGCGGCAAAGCTGGCTAACAACCTGCCGGAGCTGCAGCGCCAGCTTGAACTCACATCAGGCAGTGGTGCTAATGGCTCCATGCAGAAAGAATCCGACATCAACAAGGATTCATTGTCCGCGCAGTGGTTGCTGGTTAAGACGGGCGCACAGAATGCTTTCAGTAGCCTGGGGGAAACCCTGCGGCAGCCACTGATGGACATTATGTCCATGGTTAAGAACGTGACCGGGGCGCTGCGGCGCTGGGTTGAACAGAATCCTGTGCTGGCTGGCACGCTGATGAAAGTGGTTGCAGCCACGGCAGCGATAACTGTTGGGCTGGGCACGCTTGCGGTGGCGGTGGCTGCAGTGCTGGGGCCGATTGCGGTGATTCGGTTCGCGTTGTCGATGCTGGCGGTTAAGGCGTTACCTTCTGCCGCTGCAGCGACGACCCGCACCGGCGGCGTGCTGCGTTTACTGGTTTCTGGCCCGCTGGCGTTACTCCGTGTGGCGCTGTTCACAGTGGGGAGTTTGCTTGGGGCGCTGCTGAGTCCGATCGGCCTGGTTGTGGCGGCGCTGGCTGGGGTGGCACTGGTGGTCTGGAAATACTGGCAGCCTATCAGCGCCTTTCTGGGTGGCGTGGTGGAAGGGTTTAAAGCGGCAGCTGCGCCAATTCTGACAGCATTTGCACCATTAATGCCCATCTTTCAATGGGTAGGGGATAAGGTCCGGGAGCTATGGGGGTGGTTCACTAATCTGCTGACGCCGGTCAAATCGACGGCGGCAGAGCTGCAGAATGCGGCATCAATGGGGCGGTTGTTCGGGGAGATGCTGGCAGAAGGGCTGGACATGGCGCTGCATCCGCTGGAGTCTCTGAAATCCGGCGTGGTCTGGTTGCTTGAAAAGCTGGGCCTGGTCAATAAGGAGGCAGCCAGCGCCCGGTTGCCAAATCAGACGCCTGCCACGGTAGGCGGTAACGGCAGCGTGATGTTACCGCCCGGCGGGTTCCCGGCTTACGCGGGGATGTACGACACGGGCGGGAGCATTCCACGCGGGCAGTTTGGCATTGTTGGAGAAAATGGCCCTGAAATTGTGAACGGACCGGCAAATGTCACCAGCAGGCGGCGTACTGCTGCGCTGGCCTCTGTCGTTGCAGGCGTGATGGGGGTAGCTGCTACACCTGCAGAAGCGGCTCCGCTTCATCCGTTCAGTCTGCCTGCTAGGGCATACCAGACGCAGCCAGTTAAGGATGACAGCCCGCCGTCAGTTATTCGTTATGAGATAAATGCGCCTATTCATATTGTCGCGCAGCCGGGACAGAGTGCGCAGGATATTGCCCGTGAAGTGGCACGCCAGCTTGATGAGCGGGAACGTAGGGCCAGGGTAAAAGCGCGGAGCAATTTCAGCGATCAGGGGGGGTATGAATCATGATGATGGTGCTGGGTTTATATGTATTTATGTTGCGCACTGTCCCTTATCAGGAGCTTCAGTATCAGCGTAGCTGGCGACATGCAGCCAACAGCCGGGTGAATCGCCGCCCGTCAACGCAGTTTCTTGGCCCGGATAATGATTCACTGACACTGTCCGGGGTTCTGCTGCCGGAAGTGACCGGAGGCAGGTTGTCATTGCTGGCGCTGGAGTTGATGGCAGAGCAGGGCAAAGCCTGGCCTTTGATTGAAGGCAGCGGAACCATTTACGGCATGTTTGTTATTGAAAGTCTGAGCCAGACAAAGACGGAGTTTTTTGCAAGCGGAATGCCCAGGCGCATTGAGTTTACGATCACCCTCAAACGGGTTGATGAGTCGCTGTCTGACATGTTCGGGAGTCTGAGTGACCAGCTCAGCAACCTGCAGGACTCTGCAGCTTCTGCTATTGAGGGGATTAAAAACACGGTTGGAGGATTGCTGCAGTGAACGTTAATTCTGATCTCCTGAATCTGAACAGTAAAAGCCCGGCATTCAGTGTCGTCATTGAAGGTAAGGACGTGACGACCGTGTTGGATACCCGCCTGATGAGTCTGACGCTGACGGATAACCGGGGCTTTGAAGCGGACCAGCTTGATCTGGAGCTGGACGACGCCGACGGTCTGATTGCTCTGCCGCGACGTGGGGCAGTGATTCAGCTGGCGCTGGGCTGGAAAGGCCAGCCGCTTTTCCCTAAAGGGGCTTTTACCGTGGATGAAATTGAACACAGCGGAGCCCCTGACCGGCTGACCATCCGGGCGCGTAGCGCAGATTTCCGTGAAACCCTCAATACACGGCGCGAAAAATCATGGCATCAGACAACGGTGGGGGAGGTGGTAAAGGAAATCGCCGCCCGGCATAACCTCAAAGTGGCGCTGGGTAAAGACCTGACGGATAAGGCGCTGGATCATCTGGACCAGACCAATGAAAGCGATGCAAGTTTTCTGATGAAACTGGCGAGACAGTATGGGGCGATTGCTTCCGTTAAGGACGGGAATCTGCTGTTTATCCGGCAGGGACAGGGAAGAACGGCGAGCGGCAAGCCGCTGCCGGTTATCACCATAACGCGCAAAGCCGGTGACGGTCATCGGTTCACCCTTGCTGATCGTGGTGCCTATACCGGTGTTATTGCCAGCTGGTTGCATACGCGTGAACCCAGGAAAAAAGAGACAACCAGTGTTAAGCGTCGTCGAAAGAAAACCACCACACCCAAAGAGCCGGAAGCAAAACAGGGCGATTATCTGGTGGGAACGGATGAAAATGTGCTGGTTCTTAATCGTACCTACGCCAACCGGAGCAATGCAGAGCGCGCAGCAAAAATGCAGTGGGAACGTCTGCAGCGTGGGGTTGCTTCATTTTCCCTGCAGCTCGCTGAGGGGCGGGCTGATCTCTATACGGAAATGCCGGTGAAGGTTACAGGGTTTAAGCAGCCAATCGATGATGCAGAATGGACCATTACCACCCTGACGCATTCTGTCAGCCCGGATAATGGATTTACGACCAGCATAGAGCTTGAAGTAAAGATTGATGATTTAGAAATGGAATGA